AGCACCTCGTGGCCGGTACGTATTGAAGATCATTTTCACCTCACGGAGGGTCACCATGGACTGGAAGCCGGCCGACCTGGGCGATCGTGGCTCCGCTCTCTGGGCCTCGGTGACCTCGAGCTACTCGCTGCGCCCGGACGAGCTCGCGATCCTGGCCGACGCGTGCCACGAGGCCGACATCATCGAGAAGTTGAAGGCCGAATTCGCCTCCCGCGACCTGATCACGACCGGATCGATGGGCCAGGACGTGGCCGCCCCGCACGTGAGCGAGATCCGGCAGCATCGGATGGCGCTGGCCGGCCTGCTGACCAAGCTGCGGCTCCCCGACGAGTCCGGCGCCGGCAGCGGGCGCTCGGAGGCGGGGCGCGCTCTGGTGAATCAGCGCTGGCACCCGAAGAGTGCAGGATGAGCGTCATGCAGCTGCTCCCCATGCCTGAGCGTTCCGCCGACGACAACAACCGGGCGGCCGCGCAGGCCACCTACGCGATGTACCGCTCGTACGTCGATGCCGGCTTCGACAAGCGGCAGGCGATGGAGATCGTCCTCGAGCTGCTCCGCGCCGGGATGGCGGCTCAGCAGCCGCCGAAGCGCCCGAGCTAGCCCATGGCCACCGCGCTCTCCAGCCGTCACCGTGACGAGCGCGAAGAGCTGGCCGAGATCGAGCGCTACTACCGCGCCGAACTCGCGCGGCCTGCGCAGTTTCCGCCGGTGGCCTGGAACCCGGTCCGGATCGGCCCGACCTGGCAGACCGATGGCCGGCACTGGCTGCTGCCCGAGCACACCCTCGGCTGGGGGTTCCTCGCCTGGTGCGGGCGCTGGCTGCAGGAGAGCCGTGGCGTCGGCTGGCGATTCACGCTCGAGCAGGCTCGTTTCCTGCTGCACTGGTACGCGGTCGACGAGGCCGGTCGATTCCTCTACCGCGATGGCGTGTTCCAGCGGTTGAAGGGACATGGCAAGGACCCGATCGGTGCCTGTCTGAGCGCCGGGGAGATGCTCGGCCCGGTCCGGGTGGCCGACTGGGACCGCGGAGAGCCGGTCGGCGGCGAAGTACCGGCCGCGTGGGTCCAGACGGCCGCGGTGAGCCTGAAGCAGACCAAGAACACCATGAGGTTGTTCCCGGGCTTGTTCAGTGCGGAGGCCAAGGCCCACTTCGGTATCCAGATCGGCCGCGAGCAGGTGCACGCGCTGGGTGACGAGCGGTTCATGGAGGCCGTGACGAGCTCTCCGGCCACGCTCGAAGGGGCAAGATCGACTTTCGTGCTGCTCAACGAGACGCACCACTGGTTGTCGAACAACGAGGGCCACGAGATGGCCGCGACGATCGAGCGCAACACCACCAAGGCCAAGGGCGGGGCCGCGCGCACGCTACGCATCACCAACGCCTACGAGCCCGGTGAGGACTCGGTCGCCGAGCGCGACCGGGAGGCCTGGGAGAAGGCGCAGAGCGGCGAGGCGATGGACGTCGGCCTGCTCTACGACTCGCTGGAGGCCCCGCCGGAGGCGCCGCTGACGCCGGAGGCCGCGCCGAGCGTGGTGGAGGCCATCCGCGGTGACTCGGTCTGGCTGGACACCGAGTCGATTGTCAAGTCGATCATCGACATCCGCAACCCGCCCAGCCGCTCGCGCCGGTTCTGGTACAACCAGATCACCGCGGCCGAGGACGCCTGGATGGACCCACAGCAGTGGGACGCCATCGCCGCACCGGATCAGCTGGTGCTACCCAACGAGCCGGTCGTGGCCTTCTTCGACGGCTCGAAGAGCGACGACTCCACCGGCCTGGTCGGCTGCCGCCTGAGCGACGGGCATGTGTTCGTCATCGACTGCTGGGCGAAGCCAGCCGGCGAACGCGGCAAGAACTGGATCGTGCCGCGCCAGGAGGTCGACGAGGCGGTGTCGGCGATGTTCGACGCCTACAAGGTGCTCGCCTTCTTCGCCGACCCCTCAGACACCCGCGATGACACCGGCGAGCGGTTCTGGGAGCCGTTCGTGGACGACTGGCACCAGCGTTACGGCCCGCAGCTCAAGCTCTGGTCGGTGCAGTCCGGCGACCGGAAGCATTCGATCTCCTGGGACATGCGCTCGCGCGAGCACCTGAACCTCTTCACCGGCGCGGCGGAGCGCTTCGTCGCCGAGGTGGCCGCGCAGCGCTTCAGCCACGACGGCGACATGAGGTTGAGGCAGCACGTCAGGAACGCGCGCCGTCGGCCCAACGACTACGGCGTCTCACTCGGCAAGGAACACCGCGAGAGCGCCCGCAAGGTCGACCTGGCGGTGTGCGCGGTCGGCGCGCGGATGCTGCGCCGGCTCTACCAGAACAAGGACACGTCCACGAAGCAGCGAAGCGGGAAGGTGTGGTAGATCGTGCTTTCCCCCCAGCAGGCCGTGAAGCTGGTCAAGGATGAGCTCTACCCCGGCTGGGAGTCCGATCGAGACCGGCTGCGCCGCATCGACTGGTGGTACCGCTGGGAGCAGGAGGACGTCCCGATCCCGCGCATGGCCACCTCCGAGCTCAAGCGCCTTGCGCAGCTGAGTCGGGTGCCGTGGCTGAGCCTGGTGGTCACCTCGTGCGCGCAGGCGATGTACGTCGACGGGTTCCGCTCGGAGCTCGACCGCGACGACACGCGGGCCACCCAGGAGCAGCAGTCCTCCCCGCCGTGGCGGACGTGGTTGGCCAACGGGATGGACCGCAGGCAGATCGCGCTGCACCGCGCCGCGCTGGCCTACGGCTGGAGCTTCGGCAAGGTGCTGCCCGGCGAGGACCCGGTCACCGGCCGGTCGATGTCGGTCATCCGCGGCGTGAGCCCGCGCAAGATGTTCGCCCTGTGGGACGACGTCTCCGAGGACGACTGGCCGCAGTACACGATGCAGATCATCGAGACGGTGAAGAGCGGCGCCATGCTGGTGCGGGTGCTTGACGACACCGCCGAGCACGAGCTGCGCATCGACACCGGCGGCACCGACATCGATTACCTCGGACAGCGCGGCGTGCATGACGCAGGCGTGTGCCCGGTGGTCCGCTTCGCCAACATGCTCGACCTGGAGGGTCGCAGCCCGGGTGAGGTCGAGCCACACATCCCGCTGGCCGCACGGATCAACAAGACCAGCTACGACCGGCTGCTGACCCAGCACTTCGCCTCCTGGCGCGTTCGCTACGTGACCGGCATGGCCGAGCCGGACACCGAGGAAGACCAGATCCGCACGAAGCTGAAGCTGCGCCAGGACGACCTGCTGATCGCCGAGGACCCCGACACGAAGTTCGGCACGCTGGAGGCCTCAGACCTGTCCGGGTTCATCGCCTCGCACCGCAACGACGTCGAGACCCTGGCCGCGGTCAGCCAGACCCCCACGCACGAGCTCACCGGGCAGATGGCCAACCTCTCGGCGGAGGCCCTGGCGGCCGCGCGGGCGAGCCTGAACCAGAAGGTCACCGAGCGGCAGAAGAGCTTCGGCGCCAGCCACGCGCAGATGTTGCGGCTCGCGGTCGCGCTCGAGGGCGACGAGCAGTACTCGACCGACCCGACCGGACGCGTCACCTGGCAGGACATGGAGATCCGTTCCATGAGCCAGGCCGCGGACGCGCTCGGCAAGATGGCCGAGATGCTGCACGTGCCGGTCACCGCGCTCTGGGCGCTCATCCCCGGCGTGGAGAAGACGGACGTCGCGGAGTGGATCAAGCTCGCCGAGGAAGGCGACCCGGTCACGAAGATGGTCGAGCGGATGGAGCGCCAGCGCCGGACCGCCGAGATCCGTGCGCGGCAGGCCGCCACCCCGCCACCGGAGCCGGCGCGCGATGGCGTCGACGCCTGAGGGCCGCCGCCTCACCGAGGCGCACCGCCAGGCCCAGATGGACGTGCGGGACGAGTTCCTCACCGAGTTCCTGGTGCTGTGGGCGCTACTGGACACCGCGCGGCTGGATGAGACCGGACCGGGCTGGATCCAGGCCGTGCTGCGTGCAGTCGTCGCCTACCGACTGCTTTCGGCCGAAGTGGCGACGCAGTACTACTGGGACTTCAGGGCCGCGGAAGCGCCGGACTCGGCCACCCGGCCCCGGATCCCGGATCTACGCGATGTTCCACGTGAAACACCGCCCCGGCCGGCCTCCCCACGGCGGGAGCACGCGGGGAGGCCGGCGCGGGAACCTCGTGACCGACGCCGCGCCGGGCGCGACCTCGAGCGGGCGATCGAGCGCTCCGGCATCCGCTGGGACTTCGACGAGAGCGCGCTTGCGCGACCGGCACGCCGGGACGTGCGCATCGAGATCCCCGACATCAACTGGACGCGGGAGAACCGCGCCACCGAGGTCTCGCTGAACGTCACCGGCCCGATCGGCCAGAAGTCCAGGATCGGCCGCGGGCGCCCGCCGTCGCAGGCCCGCGACGAGAGCTTCGTGGAGGCCTCGGGCGCCGCGTCGCGTCACGTACTCACGGGCGGGCGCGGGAGCCTGCTCACGCTGCTCAAGGCCGACTCACAGGTGCAGCGCTGGATTCGGGTGACCGACGGCGACCCGTGTGCGTTCTGCGCCATGTTGGCCGGCCGCGGTCCGGTGTACCTCACCGAGGATTCGGCGGGGTTCCGGGCACACGATCACTGCGCCTGCACCGCGGAGCCGGTCTATCACCTGGACGCACCCTGGCCCGGCCGTGCACAGGAATTCCACAGGCTGTGGAGAGAGCACATCTTCAAGCGCTACTCGGGCAAGAAGGCGATCCGGGAGTGGGAGCGGATCTATCGTCAGCTCCAACGTGAGCAGCGCCAGGTCGAGATCGCCTAGCACCACCGTCGGCGCCGACAGAACCAACCTTCACCATCATCGTCACGTTCGACCGTGTCCTCGACGTCGATCTGCGGCACGTCGGAGGCCGGGCTGGGCGCGGGGGTCGGCTCGGTGGCCGGCGCGACGGTCGGTCGAGGCGTCCAGCTCTCGATGACCACCGGCCGGGTCGGCGCCGGGACAGCCGTCATCGGAGGCGCGCTCGCGATCATCACGGTCACCAGCGCGAAGGCCCAGACGAAGACGTGCACGCTCCAGCGGACCGGCCGTTCCAGCGCGCGCAGAGGTCGGCCGGGAGCCGGGCCGCCGAGCCGCTCGAGCCCGGCCAGCAGTAGGCGGCCAGGTAGCGCGACGACCAGCGCCAGCAGCCGCAGCAGGTTCACATGTCCAGTGTCGCAGGAGGCGGCCATGGCCAAGCGCCGTAAGCCGATCCGGATCAAGAAGGCCAACCGGGGCAAGCTCCGCAAGGCCGCCGGGACGAAGAAGGGCCAGAAGATTCCGGCGAAGAAGCTGCAGAGCCTGGCCAAGTCCAAGAACCCGACCACGCGCAAGCGCGCCCAGTTCGCCCTGAATGCTCGTAAGTGGAGCAAGGGCGGCAAGAAGAAGTGACTTCCGCCTGACCAGGGCGGTTGCAGCCCCTCGCCGCAACGGCGTGGGGCTGTTCGCACTGCCCCGCAACGGGGTGATCAAGGAGGCCGCAATGGCTGACGAGCAGGAGAACGAAGACCTCGGAATCAGCGAGGACGAGGCGAAGCAGCTGCTCAGCCCGCCCGCCGACGAGGAGAACGGCGACCAGGAGCCGGAGAAGTCCGAAACGGACGACCGGGACTGGAGGGCCGAAGCCGAGAAGTGGAAGAAGCTCTCTCGGCAGAACGAGAAGACCGCGGCCGAGCGCGCCGCAGCACTGAAGAAGTACGAGGACGCGAAGAAGTCCGAGTCGCAGCGCCTGCAAGAGGAGCGCGACTCGCACCGGACTCGCGCCGAGAAGGCCGAGGCAGCGCTCAAGCGGCGCGAGATCGCCGAGCAGCTCGCCCCGGCCCACGCCACCGTCAAGCAGATCGCGCAGGTGGCCAAGCGCATCTCCGGCGAGGACGACGACGCCCTCGAAGCGGACGCCAAGGAGCTGTTCGAGCTGCTCGCGCCCGCTCCGGATTCGGAGCCGAAGCCGGGCGCCAAGACGTCCACTCGGCCGCAGCCCCGGCTCAAGGGCGGCACGGCGGAGCCGGATGAAGAGCCGGAGGAGACCGACCCGCGCAAGCTCGCGGCGCTGACCCCTCGGCGTCGCTGACAGATCAACCGCACGGTTCCGCCACGGGCCGACTGCGGGCTCCCCACAACCTCGTAGGAGGTCCCCGTGGCTAACGAATTCATCAAGGCGGAGAAGATCGCCGCCCAGGCGCTGGGCATCCTGGAGCGGGAGATCATCCTCCCGGCCCTGGTGTGGCGCAACGCCGGTGGCAGCTTCCAGGGCGCGGCCGGTGACACGATCACCATCCGCGTGCCGGCGCGCACCACCGCGCGCACCCGGACGCTGCGCGGTCAGCGGCCGCTGGCCTCCGAGGGCAACGGCATCATCACGATGGACGAGCTGTCGGAGCACTCCGTCGACGTCACGCTCGACACCGACGTCTACTCGGCCGTGCCGATCACGGACGAGAACCTCACGCTCGACATCTCCGACTTCGGTTCTCAGATCGCTGAGCCGCAGATCCGGGCGATCGCCGAGGGTGTGGAGAACGCGGTCGTCGCCGAGATGACCGGCGCCACCTACGCCACCACCATCCAGGTGCCGGCCGCCGACCCCGACCCGTTCGACTACATCGTCGACGCCAGGGTCGCGCTCAACAAGGCGAACGTCCCGCTGACGGAGCGCTACCTCGTTGCGGGCGCCGACTTCGAGGGGCTCCTGCTCAAGTCCGACGAGCTGCACCAGGTCGACAAGGCCGGGTCCGACTCCGCGCTGCGCGACGCCACCATCGGCCGCCTGGCCGGGTTCAGCCAGGTCGTCATCTCCAACGCGCTGCCCAGCGACGTCGCGTTCGCGTTCCACCGGACCGCCTACGTGCTGAGCATGCAGGCGCCCGCTATTCCGGCTGGCGCGAGCTACGGGGCCAGTCGGTCGTTCGCCGGCCTGGCCATGCGGTGGATCAGGGATTACGACTTCCGCAACGTGCAGGACCGGAGCCTGTTCGACGTCTACATCGGGACCAACGTGGTCGCGGACGGCCCGGGTGCCGCGGAGGTGCAGACCGTCACGATCACCGGCTCCCCGACCGGTGGTCACTTCAACCTGACCTTCAAGGACCGGACCACCGACAACCTGGCGCACAATGCCACTGCCGCCGCCGTGCAGACCGCACTGCGCGCGCTGCCCACCGTGGGGGCGAACGGTGTCACGGTTACCGGCTCGGGCGGTGGCCCCTACACCGTGACGTTCAACATCCCGGGTCCGGGCGACGTCCCGCAGATGACCGCCACGCACGCCTTCACTGGCGGCACCAGCCCGAACGTGGCGGTTGCGACCACCACGCCGGGCACCAACGCGCTGGTGCGTGCGGTCAAGCTCGAGCTCGTCTGATGGAGCCGCTCGCGAGCGTCGCGGATCTTGAGGCCAGGCTGGGACGGACGTTCGAAGGTGCGGAGGTCCCTCGGGCCGTCGCACTGCTCGACGACGCCTCGGCATTGGCTCGCGACGTCGCGGGCACCACCTGGATCGATCCCGGCACCGGTGCACTGCTGCCGGTGCCGGGATCGGTCAGGTGGGCGGTACTGCGGGCGGCCGAACGCGCTGTTCGCAACCCGGAGGGCTACTCCGCCGAGTCGGCGGGTGACTACTCCTTCCAGCGCACCGGCGTGCAGCCGGGCGTCTACCTCACCGAGGCCGAGGAGCGTGCGATCCGCAAGGCCCGCGGCAAGACCGGGCTCTGGACCCAGCAGATCACGCGCGGTGAGAACTACGACGACACCATCTGGTTCATGGACTCGTTCGGCTCCGAGTGGATCCCGTACGAGGCCCGTTACGGGGACTGCCCGTGAGCGTGCTACTGGACTACGGCCCGCACACCGTGAAGATCTGGATCGAGGAGGAGACCACCGACTCGCGCGGGAACGCTGTCCGCCAGCCTCGCCCGGACTCGCCGGTGACCGTGACCGGCTGCCTGATGCTGCCGATGGCCTCTACCCGGGGCGCGTTTCCGGCGATCGACGTCCGGCAGGGCCAGCGGGTCGATGCCGCCTGGCGGTTCATGGCTCGTGAGGCCCCGCTGGGTTGGTGGGCACGGCTCGAGTTCGAGGGCAAGGTCATGACCGTCCTCGGCGGTCCGCTGATCTACGGCGCGTCGGCGGCCACCCGGCACATCTCCTGCACCTTGGTAGAGGAGCGCTGACGTGGCCGAGATCTACCTGACCGACAGGGAGATGAACTACCTCATCTCCCACATGTCCGGGGTGCGCTCGGTGATCCGGCGAACCGCGTATGCCGGAGCGGCACGGGCCGAGGCCGTCCTCGCCGCGCACCGGTACCAGGGCCATGCCCGGATCACGGTCACGAGCGGCGACGTGGACTACTTCGTCAATCTCGACGACACCCGCGGCCAGAGTGCCGCTGCGGCCATCGAGTACGGCCGCCGCCGCGGTGGAGTGACTTCCGGCATCCACGCCCTGCGGAGCGCCTTCTGATGCCCCGCTTCAGCGTGGACTACCTCGACGTCCTGCTCGAGCTGCTGCGCCTGGATCTGACGTTCCCCGACGTCACGGTGATGTCCCGGATCCCCGACCACATCACCGAGTACCTGCCGCTCGTCGTGATCCGCCGCGTCGGCGGGAGCTCTGACTACCCGGACTTCTTCGACGTCCCCTGGATCAACGTGCAGTGCTGGTGCGACGGACAGGGCCCCTCGGGTGACCCGTTCCGCGATGCCGGCGACCTCGCCGACGACGTGCGCCGGGTGCTCTGGGAGGCCTGGAAGAACCAGCGGGTCGTGCCAGCCCTCGGCTGGATCGGCTGGATCCGCGAGTCCTCCGCGCCGCAGGAGGTCTCCGACGTCGACCGGCCCTTCCTCGGTCGCTACGCGGCCACCTACGAGCTGCGGGTCCGACCCGCCGCTTGAGTCCCGCACGACCTGCCACGGGTCGCCTGCGGTCGTTCCCCACACCTAGGAGGTATCCGTGGCACTGATCGACTCTGCCGTGCTCATCCCGGGCACCGGGCGGCTCTACACCGCCCCGTCCGAGACTGCGATCCCGGCCAACCTCACCGCGCCCCCCGCACCCTGGGAAGACCTCGGCCACACCAGCCGGGAGGACGGTCTCACGATCACCCGTGATGGCGGGGACAGTGAGACCGTCGGAACCTGGCAGAACCCGGTGCTCCGCGAGCGGCGCGAGCCGACCACGTTCGCCATCACCGCGTTCCTGCACCAGGTCACCAACGAAGTGCTCGAGATGTTCTTCGGCCCGGGAGACGTGGACACGGCCGACCGATTCGGTGTCACGTCCTCGACGGCGACCATCGAGCGCGCGCTCTACGTCAGGATCATCGACGGCACCAACGAAGTCGGCTTGTACGTGCCGAAGGTCTCGATCTCCTCGGACGACGACATCGAGGTCGACGTCGAGAACTTCCTGGCCTTCCCCGTGCGGATGACCGTCCTGCAGGTGACCGGCTCCAACCTGATGGAGTGGATCGGCCCCGAGCTGGGCCTCGCCCCGTGATCGATCGGCGGGCGGCCTACCCCCGAACCGGGCCGCCCGCCGATCTTCTCTTGTTCTGGTTCGGGGAGAGGTTCGGGAGAACATGACTACTCGCACCACCAAGGGGCCGGTGAAGGCGCCCAGCAAGACCGCCGAGGTCCTGTCCATCGTCGACCAGCTCGGCGAGGACGCCGAGCAGCTGGAGACGCCCACCGAGTACCCGCCCGGCACGCCGGAGTTCAAGGTGATGCTGGCCATCCGGCCCCGCACCCGCCGCGCCGAGTTCAAGCGGCTGCTCGCCGAGATCACCGAGCGCAGCGGCGTTGCCCGCGAGCAACAGAAGCAGATGGCCCAGCTCAAGGACCGGCCGGACGACGAGCGCGGTGCCGCGCTGTTCCGGCTCTCCGCCGCTCTGGACGAGGTGCTCGAGGTCGTCGAGTCCGCGTTGCGTCTGGTCGCGGTGGACGTCGAGAAGTTCGACGCCTGGGCGGCCGATGTCGCCGACGAAGACCTGCAGATCACCTGGGCCGTCTACCAGACCCGGTCTCAGCCGGGGGAAGCGCCCAGCTCGACGAGCTGATCGAGGAGCACGGGCGGGCGATCTTGTTCGATCTCCAGGAACGCGGAGTTGATCTCCGTGACCTGTGGCGGCCGAACAGCGGGGTCACGCCTCGTTACGTGCTCTGGCTCGTCGGGCAGCTTCCCCAGTCCTCCGCCTTCGCCGCCTCGCTGCGCGGCGGGTCGGAGTTCCGGCCGTGGACGGTCGAGGCGCACGTCCTGGCGTTGATCGCCAACCTGCTGCAGGCGGCGAACCGGCAGCGCGCCGGCAAGCGCAGTAGCCAACCCATCGTCAAGCCGCCGAAGTCGCAGCAACAGCAGAAGCCGCGCGTGCTGCCGGTCGCCGAGATCATGCGTCGCCAGGCGCACGGAAGCACAACTTGATCACTAGCCGGGAGGTGACGCGTGACCGGTCCCGGCGGTGATGAGGTTGGCAGGGTCAGCATTCGAGTGGTGCCCGATACGTCGGGATTCCGTCAGCGACTGGAGCGCGCTCTCGAGTCTGCCGAGTCCGGCCTCGAGGTCACGATCCCGGTCGACTTCGACGTCGACACTGCGGGCCTGCGCAGCCAGCTCGAGGCGCTGGAGCTCTCGCAGATCACCATCCCGGTCGACCTCGACCTGCAGACCGCCACCTTCCGCGCTCAGCTTGAGGCGCTGGACAACAGCCGCGTCACCATCCCGGTCGACCTCGACCTGCGCGACGAGGCGCGGATCAACGCGGTGCTCGCTCGGCTGGCCCGGCGCACCATCAACATCACCGCCCGGTTGCACGGGGTGAACCAGGCGATCGCCCGGCTCACCGCGCTGGATGCGGTCGTGCGCCGGCTCGACGGCCGCCGGATCAACATCAACATTGATCTGGATGCCGGGGCCGCTACGGCACAGCTCGCTGCGCTCAACGCGGCGATGGCCGCCACCTCGGGCAACGCGGTGGCGATGGGTGCGGTCACCCGCAGCTCGATGGGCGGGATGACCGGCGCCATCATGACGGCCGTCGGGGCGATGTTGCTGCTGCCGCCGATCGCGGCCGCCATCGCCGTGGCCGGAGCTGGGATCACCGCGGCCTGGGGGGCGGTCTCGACCGCGATCTTGGCCCTCCCGCCCGCGCTGCTCCTGCTCATTGGCCCGATCGCCGCCGTGGCGACTGGTCTGGACGGGATCAAGGCTGCCGCGAAGACGATCAAGCCCGAGTTCGACGCGATGCAGAAGGCCGTTTCGGCGACCTTCGAGCAGCGTATGATCCCGATCTTCGAGCGGCTGACCCAGACCTTCCCGCGACTGACCAACGGGATGCGGGGGACGGCGGTCTCGCTCTCCGACATCGCGCTGCGGATGACGGAGATGCTCACCTCGGCGGCGGGGCTCGAGCGGATCGACCTGGTCTTCGCCAACATCAACAGGACGTTGGGTGACCTGTCGCCCGGCGTCTCCGCGCTCGTCGACTCGATCTTGATCCTGGGGTCGCAGTCGTCGATCTTCGACGTGTTGTCCGGCACGATCAACACCTTCGCCACCGCGTTTCGGCAGATGGTCATCGACGTCAGCGGCGCGGGTGGCACTCTCGATGCGGCGATGCGGGGGCTGCAGGGCACGCTGCAGGCGCTGGCGCTGGGCTTCGTCGACCTGGTGCGCAACGGCTTGGAGGTCTTCGCTGCTGCCGCGCCGGGCGTGAACGCTCTGATCACCGAGATGACCGGGTTCTTCAACCGGTTCAACTGGACCAGCCTGGGCGCGTCGGTCGGAGGCGTGTTCCAGGGACTGGCGACCGCCATTGCGGGCGTGCCGGTGGGCACCATCCGCGACATCGAAGCCGCGTTCGCCGGCCTCAGCCAGGTCTTCCAGAGCGCCGACTTCCAGGCGCAGATCCAGACCATGATCGGGGCCATCCCCGAGGCGATCACCATGATCGGCGACCTGACCAGGGTGTTCGGTCAGGTCGGCGCAGGCGTGGCCACCGCCATCGATGCCTACGGCCGAGTGCGGGACGCCCTTGGTCAGGTCGACTCTGCAGTGCGTACCGTGCTGCCCAGCTTCGATCTGTTCGGCACGATCATCCGGGCCATCCCGGGCGTGAACCTCGCTCCGTTGCTCAGCGATGTGGCCGCCAAGTACAACGAGCTCACCGGCACGGTCACGACGGGCTCCGAGCAGGCCGGGGCCGCCGCAGCCGCGGGTATGCAGGGCGTCGGTGACGACGCTTTCAACGCCGCCCAGAGCGCCATGGCCCCGGTCCCCGGCGCCGTCGAACAGGGGCTCGCCCCGGTGGGGCCCGCTGTCACGCAAGGGCTTACCCCGGCTGCTCAGGCGCTGGCCACTGCGCTGAGCCAGATGCCGCCGGTGATCCAGGAGGGCTTCGCCGGTCTGGCTCCGGCCGCCGCAGCCGGGATGGCGGTGCTGTCCTCGGCGATCATCGACGGTGGCGCGGACATGCAGGCCGGGTTGTCCTCGACCTTCGGGATCTTGGCCACCACTGCCACCGACGGGATGACCGGCCTGAACGCGGCCGTGACCGCAGGGTTCGCCCTGATGTCGGCCGCGGTCACCACGGGGATGGCCGGTACCACGCTCGCGATCGCCACCGGGACGGCCCAGTGGACGGTCGCGATCATGACCGGGATGACCGCCATCACCTCGGTGATCACCGCGCAGAGTGCACAGTGGACAGTCGCGATGACCACCGCGATGACCGCGCTGGCCACGACGATCAGCACCGGCTTCCAGATGCTCGCGGTGCAGGCCACCGTCGGCATGCAGGCGGTCACCCTGGCGATCTCGGCCGAGACGGCGAACTGGGTCGTGGCCCTCATGACCGCCAACACCGCGATGTTGGCCACCGTGACCGCTGGCTTCGCGCTGCTCGGTGCGGCCGCCACCACGGGGATGGCCGCCGTGACCCTGGCCATCGCCGTCGGCACGGCGCAGTGGGCCGTCGCGGTGATGACCGGGATGACCGCGCTGCAGCTGGTGGTGACCGCCGGATTCCTTCAGCTGGCCGTGGCGGCGACCGCGGGCATGCTGCAGGTGCAGCTCGCGATCACCGCGGGCGTGCTCGGTTGGCAGTTGGCGATCCAGCAGGGCTTCCTGCTGATGATCACGACCATGCAGCTCGGGTTCCTGCAGATGTCGGCGATCGCGACCCAGGGCATGCTGCTCTTCTCGCAGGCGATCTTGAACGGGTTCGCGCTCGTCGTACCCGCGGTGCAGCAGGGCATGCTCTTGATCGTCCTCGCGGTGCAGCAAGGCTTCCTCCAGATCGTCGCAGCGGTGACCGCCGGCATGGCCCAGGTGACGGCCGCGCTGCAGCTGAACTGGGTCGTCGCCGTGGCTGCGACCACCACCGCGATGGCTCAGATGGTCGCCGTGGTGACTGCAGGCATGGCCCAGATGGTCGCGGCCAGCACTCAGGGCTGGGCCCAGATGACCGCCTCTGCAGTACAGGGCACCCAGCAGATGGTCGCTGCGGTGACCAACGGCGCGAACCAAATGGTGGCCGCGCTGCAGTCTGCGATCTCGCGCTGCGTCGCGATCTTGAACGCCGCGGTGGGCCAGTTCCGTCAGGCCGGCGTGAACATGGGTGCTGCACTCGCTGCCGGCCTGGAGAGCCAGGTGGGCCGCGTACAGGCGGCCGCCAACCGGCTCGCCCAGGCTGCTGCAGCTGCAACTCGAGCGGCGGCAGGGATCCGCTCGCCCTCTCGGGTGTTCATCCAGCTCGGTGAGTACCTCGGCGAGGGGCTCGCAGTCGGTATGCGCAACTCCGAGACCGAGGTGGAGCGGGCCGCGCGCTCGATGCTCGACACCGTGGTCTCCGGCGTGTCAGGGATCGAGGACGTGTTCACCGGTGACTCCTGGGCCGCCGACCTGAGCGCGCGAGCGAACGCCGAACTGGCGCAGTACGACGTCGATCCGGCCACCGCCGGTGCTGCGCAACGCGCTGTCGAGATCGTGCAGAACTTCAACGTGCCGAGCGCGGAGCGGGCCAGTGACAAGGCCGCGCACCAGATGCGCCGGCTGGAGCGGCTGGGGCTGTTCGCATGACCGAGGCGCTCACGATCAACGGGGTGTCACTGGACACCTACGCGCTCATGCTCGGTGACATCTCTGGCCTGATGATGGTGCCGCAGCGACGCGGCGACAACGTCACGGTGCCCAACAGACACGGCCGGATCCGCACGCTGGGCAAGAAGTTCGAGGCCAACGAGCTGACGTTGCCGTTGCGGATCTGGGGCTCGAACCCGGACGGCTCGATCCCCAGCGGCAGCAACGAGCAGCTCGAGTTCTTCAAGCGCCGCGACGAGCTACTTCAGCTGCTCTATTCCGACCCGATGCTGATCAAGTACACCCGGCCGAACGGGCACACCGTGCAGACGCGCGGCGAGGTGCTCGACGTCCTGGACTTCACCAGGCGCTACACCGAGCCGACCGCGCAGGTGAACGTCGCGATCGAGATCTACGACGCGTTCTGGGAGGACGAGGACACCGTCAGCCAGAACGTCGGCGGGGTGACCGGCACCATCACCCCGCTGACCGCTTTCGTCGGCGGCACCGCCCCGACCTCGGACCTCATCATCACGGTGTTCGGGCCCTGCAACAACCCGATGTTCGCGCTCGGGAACACCTGGGTGAAGTACAGCGGGGTGATCGCCGCCGGGCGCCAGCTCACCATCGACACCGGCGAGTGGCAGGTCGGCCCCGGCTCCGGCACAGCGTGGGTCCCTGAAATCCGCCTTGTCGAGCAGGGCCAGCCGGGCGCGTGGTTCGAGATCGACCCGGCCATCGTCCCGTTCCAGGTCACCTTCACCCACACCACGGGCGGGAGCGCCTCGGCCTCGATCGCCGGCAGAAGGAAGTACCTCAGCCCTTAGTGAGGCGCGGCGTCGAGCGTGACGCGTCCGTCAGGCCGTAGCGCTCCACAGCGCAGCGGTGGCGGCGTACACGGGCACGCCTGCCATGGCCGATTGCAGCAGCTACAGCGTTGCTCCCCGAACTCGTCCTCGACGGATGTTCGCCCGCACGCTGGGCAGAAGCGCCACGTCCCCACCTCGTACGGGTCCATACCCCGAGTCTCCCCGATCTCCGCTCCCCAGGAGGAACTGTGCACGGAACCGATGTCGCGCGTGGCGGTGAGCCGGGGCGCCCGATCGTCCACCGCATCGTCGGGCCGAAGGACGCCGCCCTGGAGCGCGCGCAGGCCGACGGGCTGCAGGTGCTCACTGGCCGCTACAGCGTCGAGAAGTACGACGCGGCCTCCGGCGACCTGTACGAGGTCATCACGCTGCCGCCGAACCTGTTCCTCACCGCGGGCATCACCAAGCTGTGGAACCTCGTCGCCGGGGTCAGCTCGACCCACCTGGACGCGACGAACACCCGCCTCGCGGTTGGCGACTCATCCACCGCAGCAGCGGCCGGGCAGACCGACCTGCTGGGCACGAACACCTTTCGCAAGCTCGTGTCCGGTGCGCCGGTGATCAGCACCAACCAGATCACCTTCAGCTCGTCGTTCGCCACCGGTGAGGCCAACTTCGCCTGGTTGGAGGTCGGGGTCGGGGACGCAGCGTCGGGCCAACTCATCTCGCGGACCGCGATCAACTCGCCTGGCTTGGGCACCAAGGTCAACACCGCGGTGTGGGTGCTCAACTGGACGCTCAGCATTTCGTAGTTGATCTTCGTCATAACTCTGTATAACGAGGGGCGGTAGTCAGTGGCGACGTTCGGCAAGACCACGGACGGCGCCAGTATCTCCGGATCCAGTGCGAACCGGGTCTGGGTCTCGGCGGGGACGCCTGCTGAGACAGGCACCGTGCAGACCGGCCACGTTCGGCTGCTGGTGCAGGCCGGCCTCCCCGCGGCCTTCAACACGCGATTTGTGATCTACGCGGATAGCGCTGGCTCGCCGGGCGCGCTACTGGCCCAGTCGGACGTCCTCTCCATCCCGACGAGCGCGACCACTGAGTCCGAGCGGGTCTACACCTTCTCCGGTGGCCAGCAGATCACGGTCAACTCGGGCACGCAGTACTGGATCGGCCTCGCGTGGGACGACCCGGACCCTGGCGGCACGCTGCAGATCCAGATCTCCCGGGACAACACGGCCACCAGCCGCTACGAGCAGACCGCCACGGCCGGTCCGACGCCGCCCAACCCCTACGGCTCCCCGACCGCGAACAACACCGGGCCGATCGATGCCTACGTGACGTTCTCGACCGGCCCCACGGTCGTTGGCGGCAGCGACTCGGCCACCGGCAGCAGCGGCACCGCCAGCACCACGGCCACGCTCACCCCGAGCGCCGACACCGCCACCGGCGCGGAATCCGGCGCGCTCACGCTGCCCGGCAGCGACTCCGGCACCGGTGCGGAGACCGGCTTCGTCGCCGAAGAGAAGCTCGGTGGCGACACCGGCGCGGGCGCCGAGACTTATGACAGCTCCGCTACCGTCACCTCGGGCGAGGCGGCCGGGGGACAAGAGCTGGGCAACACCTCGGCCGCCCTCGACCCGCCGACGACCGAGACCGGTGCGGGTGCCGAAGAGGGTCACATCGCGATCCCGGGCGCAGACTCGGCCGCTGGCACCGACGCGCACGCCCCGCCGACCCTGGTCACGGTCACCACCGGCGACGGTGGCACCGGCGCTGAGGGCGGCTACGTCGAGACGTTGTTCGGCGACCTGATCATCAGCCTGAAGGCGATCGACCCGGACACCGGCGAGCTGGTCGAGCTGCCGGATTACGAGGCGCTGGACTTCAGCCGCGAACGCAACTCCAAGGGCGCGATCCGGTTCCAGTACCCGATCGATGGCAAGAGCTTCGACCTGCTCCGCTCGACGATCACGGCGGATCGGGACCTGGAGTTCGAGCTGTGGACCAACGGCACGCAGGTGGGCGCGATGCGCGGCCTGCTGCAGGAGGCCTCCGGGGATGACGTCGTCGCCGACGACGATGGCGAGGACGGCAGCTGGCAGTTCGCGGGCTCGTTCCTGGAGGTCTACGCCGACGAGGCGGTGGTGTTCCCGCAGGACCGCGGGACGCTGATCACCGACCCGGACACCGGCAAGCAGACCTGGTCGAACGCCAAGCGCGAGCTGATCGTCTACGCCGACACCCCCGGCGAGTTGATGCTGCTCCTGCTCGACCAGGCCCAGGACCGCGGTGCGCTGGTCGACGTCGTCGCCGACTTCACCACCACGCACGACAGCAACGGCGTGGCCTGGGAAGGCGTGCTCACCGCCAAGTTCAGCCCGGGCTCGACCTACGCCCAGATCCTGGACCGGCTGGTCAAGCTGCACCTGGTCGAGTGGGCCCTCGTCTGGGACTCCACGCTGCAGCAGAAGACGTTCAAGCTCTGGAACCCCGAGGGGCGCGGCGCCGACCTGACCGTCGGTCCGCGGCCGGTCGTGCTGCGCCGGGGCCGCAACCTCCTGGACGCGCCACGGAAGTGGTCGGTGCGCGACTCGGTCACCACGCTGCTCGCCGGAGGGGCGGAAGGCCTCTACGACGACGAGACCGACCCCACCGCGCTGGCCCGCCGCGACCGGCGCATCGAGTCCTACGTCTCGCTGAACAACATCACCGACGAGGAAGCCTTGCTGGGCTTCGCGCAGGCCGAACTGGCGACCGTGACGCCGGGCCTGCAGTCGGTCGAGCACGGCATCGGCATGCTCCCGGGCGAGCCGCGGCCGATCGTGGCCTTCGACATCGGCGACTGGGTCTACAGCCAGTCCGGGGTCGAGCCGGAGCGGCTGCGTGTGGTGCAGTGGACGCTGAGCGTCGACATCAACCGGTCGTTGTCCGGCACGGTCTCGCTCAACACCACCGTCCAGGACGAGATCGAGCGGTTGCGTGAGCAGCTGGACGCGATCTCCTCCGGCGAGGTGGCAACGGGCGCCAGCGAGCCGGGAGCCGACACCGAAGACCTCACCCCGCCCGCCGCACCCGAGGGCGTGGTCGCCTCCTCGATCGCCTACCAGGATCCCGTGCAGGGTCTGGGCCAGACGCTGGCGTTCGTGACCGTCGGCTGGCAGCCGGTCACGGTCAATGCGGACGGCTCGGACTCGCCGCTGGTGCAGTGCGCCGTCTTCGTCAAGGACAAGCTCGAGGACGAGATCGCGAACCCGCCCGGCCCGGACGACCCGACGCTCGACCCGGCGACCTGGCTGTGGGAGGACTGCCCGCGGATCGTGCAGGACTTCGCCGCCCCGCTGCGCGCGCTCTGGGTCGCGGCCGGCTCACCCGCGGACCGGATCGCCTGGCTGACCGCCTACATCGCCGAGGAGTCGCAGACCCCCACCGCGGCCGACGACGTCGCCGGCTACCGGGTGCGTTACGCCTACCTGGGCCTGTCGCAGGTCGGCGGCCTGCCCTCCAGTGATCCCTTTCCCGACGACGAGCGCTTCTACTACGAGGCCACGCCGCCGGAGGGCACCAGCTCCAACTCCTACAGCTTCGGCGGGGTCGAGGGCGGCAGTCGACTGCGGATCGAGGTCTGCGCGTTCGACCGGACCGGCAACCAGGGCCCGTGGACGACCATCGCGCACGACTCGAGCAACGACGCCACCCCGCCGCCGGTGCCGAGCACGCCGACGATCAAGACCTGGTTCCGCACGCTCGACGTGACCTGGGACGGCCTCGGGTCCGAGGGCGAGGTCATGCCCTTCGACTTCTTCGCCGTGCGGGTGTGGATCGGCCAGGGCGCCGACATGACGCTGCCCACCACCGAGCCGCAGTACGCGACCCCGTTCGACCCACTGGAGACCGGCCCGCAGTTCGTCGGCACGCTGAGCGCGTCGGGCACCTGGAACGTGCCGGATCTGCCCTACGGCGTCGGGTACTACGCCGTCTTGCAGTCGATCGACTACGCCGGCAACCCGAGTACGCGCTCCGCCGTGGCCGGGCCGGTGACCGCAGAGCAGTTGTTCAGCGACGACCTGCGCGACTTCATCATCAATCACCCGGACATGATCGATTCGTCGGTCATCCGAACGGCGCACATCGCCAACGCGCAGATCATCAACGCCCTGATCGCCGACGCCACGATCCAGGCGGCGAAGATCGGCACGGTCAGCGCCGGGTCGATCGTGACCGGCACGATGACCGCCACCATCACGGTGTCGGGCTCGCTGTGGACCTCGCTCGACAGCAACGCCACCCGGCTCGGCTTCTCGGCTGCCGGGCTGCAGCTGTTCAAGACCAACAGCCCGAGCGCGGGATCTACGCTGGTCGGCGAGTGGAAGACCAGCGACGGTTCGATGCTGGTCACCGGCACCTATCGCTCCGCGGTGTCGGGCGAGCGGGTCCACATCGACCCGGACGGCAGCTTCCGGCTCTACCCGACGTCGGGCACGAACTACAGCCAGATCTCCAACGTGGCCGGCGAGGCGATCTGGCGCGGCCCGCTGGACGGCAGCCAGCGCTCCGGCCGGGTGAACGTGAACACGCTCGGGGTCGGTCTGAACTTCTCGGCTGAGGCGAACCTGCTGGAGAACATCAGGGCGGAGTTCCTGGTGCTCGACCGGCAGACCAGAATGACGGCGCCGTTCCAGAACTTCCAGGTGGACAACCGGTTCACCTCGCCGGTCGGCGGCAACCGGCGCATCCAGTTCTCCTGGCTCGACTCCGACGGCGACTTCGTATCCAACTCCGGCCTGAGCTACGGCATCTCCAGCTCGGGCTCCTGGGGCGGCTTCTACGGCAACGACACCGGATGGGCCCTGAAGGCGATCGGGCCCGAGGGCAGCGGCGATGACGGCCGGTTCGTGGTCACCACGGGCTCGCTGGCCAACTACGGTGTCGGCCTCGCCACGTTCTGGGAGGTCCCCTCCTCCGCTGATGTGAAGGAGGACATCGAGGACGCCCGCGCGGTGCTCGATCCGATGGAGACGGTCAGGAACGCCCGCGCGCGCAAGTACCGCTACCAGTGGCGACCGCAGAACGACACCCCGAACATCGGGATCATCGCCGAAGAGCTGCCCGAGGTACTGCAACGCAAGGTCATCGAGGACGACGGCACCGAGACCACCACGGTCGACATCGGGTCGCTCGCTGGCGTGGTGTGGGGAACGCTCAACCAGATCCTCGATCAGGAGATCGTGTCGACCAGTGCGATCGCAGTGCTCGACGCCAGCGGCTTCTTCCCGCCGAACATCTTCCCGGCCGACGCCACCGTCGAGGTGCCGGTTACCTGGGAGTCGACGCCGCCCGCCGCCCCTACCGGTGGTTTCGTGCAGGTGCACTCGTCGTTCGTCTGGGCCAGCCGCGTCACCGCGTGGATCAAGACCGGCTCGACGACGGAGACCGGCTGCACGGTGGTGTTCAAGAACATCAGCGGCAGCGCATTCCCCACCAGCCCGTCGAACGACAACACCCGAGTGAGCGCGACCGCGATCGGTCTCGGCCTCTACACCCCGCCCTACGTCCCGCCGGAGGAACCGTGACCGAACAGAGCGACACCGAGCCGAAGATCGATCTGGGCGAGATCCTCGCGGAGATGGACGAACTCGGTCGCGCGAAGTTCGACGCCGCGCTGGAGCGGGTGAAGTCGCGCAAGCTCGCCGAGGTGAACCAGGCGTTGCAGGCCCGGATCCGCGAGCTGGAGGGCCAGGCACAGCTCAACGGCGTTGCCACGCGCATGGCCGCTGAACTCGCCAAGCACGATCGCCCGGCAGTCGACCGTGGCTGATGACCCGTTCGTCTCCGACGAGGAGATGCCCTACCGGCACAACCCCATCCGCAACCTGCCGTGGCTGGACACCAAGACCGAGCTCGAGGTGTTCCAGCACCGGGCCGGGCAGTCGATCCGGCTCGCCGAGTGGTGCGAGGGGGAGGTCGCCTTCACCGACCAGCTCGTGGTGCGGGTGCCGGGCACGCCGCCCTCGATCGCGCGGCTGGGCGACTTCGTGGTGACCGACGGCGAGCGGTACTGGGTGGAGCCGGCTGACGGCTTCTTCCTGCGCTACTGGCCGACGGGCCGCGACCCGGGCTGGTCGCACCGCTGCTACATGAACTGGGAGGAGCAGTCGTGACGACCCCGCTGGGCACCGACACCGTGCACTACACCTGGCGGATCGAGGCGGGCGAGCGCGAGCGGCTCCAGATCCCGATCTTCGGTGCGGACGGCACCACGCCGCAGGACGTCACCGACTACACGGTCGACGCGAAGATCAGGACGGAGCAGGGCGGCGAGGTGCTCTACACCTTTCCGGCCGAGCACATCGAGATCACCGACAACGTCATCGAACTGCGGATCCCTGGCCCGACCTCTGCCGCCTGGACCTGGACGGTCGGCTGGTGGCGAGTCGTGATCACCGCCCCGGAGCCCGACCCCACTGATCCGGACTCCAGCCGGGTCGTGCAAGGCGCCTTCATCGTCGACCCCGACTGATCCCCCGACTGATTCCCGGAGCTCCCCATGGCACTGTCTCTCGCCACCACGGCGCGCAACGCGATGTGCGACGCGCTGGTCGACCTGATCGACGCCGGTGCGGCCGCAGGCACCATCCAGATCCGCACCGGCACCCGCCCGGCCAACCCCAACACCGCGGCGACCGGCACCCTGCTGGCCACCGTGACGCTGATCGACCCGGCCTTCGGCTCGGCGGCCTCCGGCGTGGCCACGCTGAGCGACCCTGTCGCGGTCACCGCGGTGGCGACCGGCACGGCGACGTGGTTCCGTGCACTGGACTCCAACAGCAATGCCGTGATGGACGGCGATGTGACGGCGACCGGCGGTGGCGGCGACCTGACGCTGGCCACCACGTCGATCACCTCGGGGCTCTCGGTGGACATCACCGGCGGCACGGTCACGGTGCCCGTTTCCTGAGGCCACCAGGCAACCAACCGCGGGCCGACGAGCGAGGGGTGAGGCGTGAGCTTCCCGACCCGGAGCCAGTTCACGACCTCCAGCCAGCCCTCGCTCACCTCGCCGACCAACACCTACACGTTCGGCGTGGCGTGCGTGGCCGGGAACTTGATCGCCATCTGCCTGGCGGGCGACAAGAACACCGGCACGATCAGCGTCACCGACAACATAGGCACCAACGGCGGGTTGAACCCGTGGATCATCGAGGTGTCGGTTCCGGGCACCTCGGTTTCCACCTACGTCGCCTGGAAGGTCGCCGTCGGCGGCGAGACGGTCGTCACCGTCACCACCTCGGCCAACTCGACCACCGGTAACACCGGCTACGGCGAGGAGCAGGTCGACGACGGGGCGGGCGCCTGGACGGTGGTCGCGAAGGCGGTCCCGGCCTACAGCGACACCTCCGTCACGTCCACGAGTTCCGGCACGACCGACACCGCCGACTACGACGGGCGGGCGCTGGCCGTGGGCGCCATCGACTCGATGTCCAACCTCACCTCCGACACCGGGCCGACCTTCACCAACTTCACCCGGATCAACGTCCCTACCCGCCCGTCCGGCTCCGGCGGCGGGAACGCTGGATGCTACGTCGGCGAGGCGAACCTGGCGGCCGGAGCCACCACGTCCACCACGTTCGCCACCAACGGCGGCAGTGACCAGCTGTTCGCTGCCATCGCCGCGTTCGGGCGCGTGGAGGCATCGTCCACCACCGGCTCGCTCTCAGCCACCGCGCCGAAGCCGACGAGCGCAATCAGCGGTACGGTCAGGGCGACCGGCGCGATGGATACCGCCTCACCACGGCCCACCACGTCGGTTGCAGGGACGGTGACGGCGACTGCGGCCATCGCGGGTACCACCCCCCGGCCCGCGGCCGCAGTCACCGGCACCGTTGGCCACGTCGCCACGCTCTCGGCCACCGCACCGATGCCGACCGGCTCGATCGTCGGCGACGTCCGCGCGACCGGGGCGCTCGCCGGGGTGTCGCCGAAGCCGACCGCAGCGCTGACCGGCACCGCCGAGGCGCCGCCGTTGCCCAGCGAGGTGCTCGACCTGTCCTACTGGCATCTCACCACGCCGGAGGACAGCGGCGAGGGGGACGCCGAGCAGATCGATCAACCCGAGTTGGCCACCTACTCCTCGGCGAACTTCTACGTCGACGAGCAGGGCCGGGTCGTCTGCCGCGCGCCGGTGAACGGATTCACCACCTCCGGCGCCAGCGGCGCGACCCGCATGGAGCTGCGGCAGCGGCGCAAGGGCACCTACGCACTGGCCGCCATCGACCCGCACGCGGCCGGGCGCTGGCAGATGACCGGCACCTCCTATGTGGACGCCACCTCCATCACCGGCGGGTCGGCGCCGCGCAAGGAGGGGATCTTCGCCCAGATCCACGGAGCCGGCGACTCGCCGATCCCGCTGATCCTGGCAGCGGAGTACCACGTCGCCACCCCGCGCGTGCGGATCTACAAGAACGGCCCCGGGTTCGACAACCCGGTCACGGGCATCGACCCGGACACGCCGATCAGTTATCGGATCCGCATCGAGAACGACCGGCTGAAGCTCTGGGTGATCGCCGGACTGCACACCGACCTGCCGCCGATCACCAGCACCGCCCCCTACGACTGGCCGATCTCGGACTTCACCGATGACAGCGGCTGGTACTACAAGGATGGTGCCTACAACAAGACGCTGGTCACGAGCGGGTCGAGCGGCGAGTTCATCTCGAAGATCGCTCACCTGGAGATCCTCGAGCCGGCCGACGCCGACCCGTCCGTTGCCTCTGGCCCACTCGTTGCGATCACCCCGAAGCCGACCGCGGTGTTCGCAGCGACGATCACCGACGCCGCCCAGTTCTCGGGCACGACACCGTCGCCGAGTGCGAGCTTGAGCGGCACAGTGGTCGCGGCAGGCACGCTGTCGGCCACCACCCCGCGAGTCACCGGCGCCATCGACGCCACCGGCGAAGCGCGCGGACCGCTGGCTGCGGTCACACCGTCGCCGAGCATCGCGCTGAGCGGCACGGTGACCGCGGGAGGAACGCTTTCCGGAGCTCTGCCGCTCCCGGTCGCAGCGCTCGCCGGGGACGTCGCCACGTTGACCGGGGTGCTCGCTGCCGTCACGCCACTGCCTCGCGCCGCGCTTCACGGCCAGGCAGGGGGCGACGGCTCCATCGAAGCGGGAACACCGACGCACGTTTCCGCTGTGCGGGTCGGCTCGTTGACGCGTGAGAGGGGGCCGCAGGCGGGCGTGCCACGAAAGGTGGTGACGGCCGGTGCGGGATCGCCAAGAGCAACCGACTGACCCCCGACCTGGAGGACTGATCCCTGCGTGCACGTGACCGGCCGAGCGTGGGGGGTCGTCCATGTCCGTCGAGCTGATCTCGGCGATCTTCACCGGGTTGACCGGCCTGCTGGCCGCCGTCGCCGCCGTGCTCGCCAATCGCGCGCGCCGGGTGAGCGAGGACGGCCGGTACTACCGCCGCCAGGCCCGCGACCTGCAGCGCAAGCTCCTGGCTGCGCTTGGGCACATCAACCTGCTCGAGGAGCACCTGATCCACGCACGCCGCCCTGTTCCCGCACGTCCCGAGATCCTGGAGTCGGACGACGACGATGACGGGACACCACAGCCTGCGGGTGCCCATGCCGCCACATGAGTCGATCTTGAGTGACGGTATGCACCGTCGCGACGACAAGCCGGCCGCGCGCTGGCCGGTCGCTGCTGTCGCCCTGCTCGGCATCGTCGCAGTGGTCATCGGCATCTTCGCCACCAGCGGCGCCGGCCAGGTCGAAGACCAGCGGGACACTGCGGTCGAGCAGGTGCGTGACCTCGGGCGCGACGTGGCGGCGGCGTGCGCGCGCGGGGAGGTCATCCAGTCCCCCGACGGCCGGAATCTGTGCGCGCGGGCCGCCGAGGCGCAGTCCGACCCGATCCCTGGCGCCGTGCAGGGTGAACCCGGTCGGCCGCCGACGCTCGAGGAGATCGAGGCCGCGGTGGCCGCCTACCTGGCGCGCAACCCGCCGCCGGCCGGGCGCCCTCCCACCACGGAAGAGGTAGCTGCTGCCGTCGCGGAGTACCTCACAGCCAACCCGCCAGAGCCCGGCCGACCGCCGACCGCCGAGGAGATCTCCAACGCGGTCACGGCCTACTTCGCCGCCAACCCGGTGCGCGACGGCGAGGACGGGCAGGACGGCAGGGACGGTGTGGACGGCAAGGATGGCGAACCGGGCCGTCCACCGACCCAGGAGGAGATCGACGCGGCCGTCGCGGCCTACCTCGCCGAGAACCCGCCGCCGCCCGGCCCGACGTGCCCGCCCGGTTCCACGCTGCGGCCGGTGTTGTTCGCCAGCGGGGAGCGCGGCCTCGGCTGCGTGACCGAAGAGACCCCGCCGACGACGGAGGCCCCACCGCCGACGACCGACGCAGAGGAACCCGACGGGGGACTGCTCGATGGTGGATGACCGCTCGCCGATGCTGCAGATGGACGGGATCCGCATCGCCACGCTGGCCGTGCTGTCCCTGGTCACCATCACCGTGGTCGCCCTGGGCGTGTTCCTGGTGACCTACGTGCAGGACCAGCGACTGATCAACGAGTGCTATCAGCGCCAGATCGTCGCGCTCACCGACTGGGCCGACAACGCGGTGCAGGCCGGCAAGGCCGACCGACAGGCGCAGCGAGAGCTGTTGCTGGCCCGCGCCAACACGCCCGAAGACCGCCAGGCCGTGCTCGATCGCTACCTGGCGCAGCTCGACGAGGCCGATCGCACCCGGCGCTCGGCCCCGGTCCCCGAACAACGATGTGCTCGCTGAGGCGTCTCTCCCAGAGGGGGACGTCGTTAAGGAGAGGCATGAAGAAGATCGCTCTGACCGTCGGCGCTGTGCTGGCGCTGTCCCTCGGGACGGCACCGCTCGCGTTCGCGGACGAACGCGACTGCACCCGCGCACAGCGTGAGGTGGCCCGTGTCGAGCTCCGACTGGCCGGGTTGGTCACCGAGGAGCGCAACGCCGAGCGCGCTGCTCTCGAGGCCGCACAGGCCGCGCTGAACACCGCGCAGGACGCCCTGCGCAACGCCGCCCCGGGCGTCGACCTGGGCCCGCTGCGGGCCCAGGTCGACACCGCTCGGGAGGCACGCGACGCCGCACGCGAGGTGCTGAACACCGACTCGCGCCGGCTGGTGGACGTGCGCGCCGATCTCACGGCCGCCATCGCGGTCCGGGACAAGGCGTGCGGCGACACCCCGCCGACGACCGCGCCCACCACGACGCCTGCGCCGACCACCACCCCCGCGCCGGCCGATGACGTCGACTGCGCCGAGGTCTCGGACGCGCGCGCTCAGCAGATCCTGGACGCCGACAAGAGCGACCCGCACAACCTCGACGACGACAACGACGGGGTCGCCTGCGAGGAGGACGTCACGGTCGTGCGCGATCGGGTGGTCGTTCCCCAGGGCGGTGTGCAGACCGACGGCGGGGTGGAGTGACCTCTCGCAAACTGCTCGTTCTCGTGCTCGGTGCCGTGCTCGCACTCAGCGGGTGCGGCACCGAGTTCGTGGAGGGCCAGACCACCCAGCCACGGCCCACGCACGAGCCGGACGCTGAGCTCGACCCCGTCACGGTGGTCAACCCGACCGCGGTCGGCATCCCGAAGCTCGGCGCGTGGTCCACGCTGATCCCGCTCGGCCTCACCGAGCATGACTGTCCGGCCGACACGCCGTGCCTGCAGCCGCCCCCGGCCGACCAGCCGATGCAGGCGGGGTGGTACGCCGGTGCGGATCCGCGCATCCCTGAGGGCGACGGCGACGAGTACCAGCCGGGTGAGCCCGGTCCCGCGGTCATCGCCGGGCACGTCAACGGCTCCGGGGGCCAGGACGGGATCTTCGCCAAGCTGCACGAGCTCGCGCCTGGTGACCAGATCGTGGTTGAGCGCAACGACGAGTCCACCCCGCAACCCCCGTTGACGTTCGTGGTCGACGCGGTGGCCAGCTTCCCGAAGAACCAGTTCCCCACCGAGGACGTGTACGGGTCCACCGACACCCCGGAGCTGCGCCTGATCACCTGCGGCGGCGAGTTCGACCGCGGGGCCGGGCACTACCGGGACAACGTCGTGGTCTGGGCGTCGCTGGTCTCGTGAACTGGCGCTGGGGTTGGCGGTGCGTGAGCTGTCACCACCGCAAGGACGCGCACTGGCTGCACAAGGGCCCCTGCCTGGTCTGCTACTGCCCGCGCTACTGCCCGCCGTGGTGGGTGTTGGTGAAGAACGCGATCCGGAGGTGGTGGCGTGCTGCCTGAGGCCGAGGTCTACCGGCGGTGGCTGGTCTTCGCCGCGCTGCTGCCCTACGCGGTGCACCACGACCATCGGGCCGAGCGTGAGGCCTACGAGCGCCGGATGTCACAGGAGCGCGCGGCACGCCTGCTGAACCGCATCCCGGTCCAGCGCGCACCCATCGAACCCCGGCGGGCCCTGAGCGGCCTGCCGTCCCGTCCGAACACCGCTCGGGGGATGAGGAGCAGGCGCCCATGACCTGGATCGACGACTACCTGCCGGTCAGCCGCGGGGAGCTGAATCGCCGCCTGAAGAGCCTCTGGGACTACGCCCTGTCCCAGACGGAGCACATCACGAAGATCGGAGAGACCGCCATGGCACGTGTAGACGAGGTGGTGGCCCGCCTCGGCGCGGCTACCGACGAGATCGCGCGCGACCTGGACGCGCTGCGTCAGGAAGTCGCCGGACTCGACGAGTCGGTCGCGGCGAAGTTCGAGCCGCTGGTGAACCGACTCGAGCAGATGGGGCAGGACCCGCAGAACCCGGTGCCGGACGCGCCGGTCGACGGCGACGCGGGTGCCGGCACCGACGGCGAGGGCCCCGAGGTCGTCAACCCGACCCCGGACGCGCAGGACAACCCCGACAACCGCTGACACATCCGATCTGGGGCGTCCCGCCGTTGCTCCCCAGCGGCGGGGCGTCCCTCCTTCACGAGGGGAGCCGTGGAGTTGGGCGACTGGTACCAGGACCGCGACGGCAACTGGCAGTACGACGAGGGCGCACCCACGCCCAGCACCGAGGCGACCCAGATCCGGCCCCGCACCCGGGCCGTGCTGGACGCGATCCACGGCGACGCGCCGACCCCGCCGGACGTGCCGCGAGCCGGCGACATCGGAGACTGGATCGACCCCAACGCACCGGACCCCACGCCGCCCGAGGTGACCGATCCGCAGGATCCGAGCTACGTGCACCCCTGGTTCGGTGACCGGTGAGCCTGCTGCGGAAGTACGAGCCGGCGACCCGGGCCACTGGCGGCCCCGCGCCGGGCGCGAAGGCGCTGATGGCCTGGTTCCTGGGTAACTTCGCTCACCAGGGCGGCACCAACCTCGGCATCTACAACAACCGCACGGTGCGCGGCGGCTCGACCAAGAGCCTGCACGCGGAGGGGCGCGCCTGCGACTTCGGCATCCGCCCACACGGCGCGGAGTACGGCACGCTGCTGGCCGAGCGACTGCGCTCCGTCTCGGGTGAGCTGGGCATCCAGCTGATCATCTGGAACCGGCGCATCTGGTCGGGTGCCTACCCCGACGCGGGCTGGCGCCGCTACACCGGGACGAACCCGCATCTGGATCACCTGCATGTCGAGCTGACCCGAGAGGCAGCTGCGAGCCTGACCCCACAGCACATCCAGGCCGTGCTGTCGCCGCCGCGTCACCCCCGCGGCCCTGCACCCGTTGTGCAGGCGAAGGCTCCCCCGCCCCCCGTCTCGAAGGACACCTGCATGATCATCAAGGCGCAGCCCGACAAGTCCAAGCCGGAGTACGTCGCCGCCCTGCTGACCGGCTTCAACTTCGTCGGCCTCGGCCGCACCGAGACGCCAAGCGATCAGCAGGCCAAGGACATGGGCCTGCCCGTGCTCTGGGTCGAGTACGCCACGTACCAGGAATTCGACCGGCGCAGCCACGTGATGCTCGGCGACGGGGCGCCTCGGGTCAATCGGCTCGGCGACCAGTCGGCCGCCGCGACGAGCCCCCCAAACTCCCCCAGCCCGTCATAGCGGCGGGCGCGCTCCCTGAGGAGGACTCCATGACCGAGTCGAGCTACGACCCCCCGGTCGACCCCAACCCGGGCGTACCCGACCACGCCGCGCCCGCGGTGAAGACGGAGGGACTCTCGCCCAAGGCGCTGGCCTCCTCGGCCGTCGGGCTGGGCGTCGGCATCCTGATCGCCGTGCTGAACGCGGTGCAGGACAACGACCTGCTCGGCACGCTGCCCCCGGCGCTGCAGGTGATCCTGCTCGCCGCCATTCCCCCGGTGCTGACGTTCCTGGCCGCCTACGGCGCGTCCCCCGGCAACGTCACCGTGAAGAGGAGCTGACCATGTTCGCTGTCGCCTCGGCGATTGCCGCGCTGCTGTGCTTCCTGCTGGCGTTCATCCTTGGCCTCGCAGGTACGGAGATCGGTGTCGACCTGGTCACGCTCGGGTTCGTGTTCGTGGCCACGTGGATGCTGGTGACCAGCCTGCCCGCCCGAGCTGTCAGGTGATCTTCACTTTGCCCCGCACCGTCAGGTAGGCTCGACCCCAATCGAGTGTCCTCTCGGTTCGAACAGGCCCCCTCCGCTCCGGCGTTGAGGGGGCCTGTTCGTCATGTCCGGAAGTTGACCGCGCGCCCGGACCGATGTCAGCTGCCGGTGCGCCGCGCTACCCCGAGCTCGCCTGGCCGGGCTCACTCGGATCGGTCGACGCCCCCTCGGACCCCGGCGGCGCCGCTCGCTGACTGCAGCACTCCGACGCGGCCCTCAGAACGCACGTGCCGGTCAGCGTAGCCGGAAGCGCCGCACGCCGTCCTCACGCACGGTGCCGTCCCACTCGTAGATCAGCGGGGCGGGTAGTTCGAGCGACGCGTGGGGGTGCTTGTAGAGCTCCATGGATTCGAGCAGCGTTGGCCCCACCGGCAGGCGGAGGATTTTCGGCATCGTCCCGTCGGGGACGGCGAGCAGGGTGCCGTCCTTGATGCCACCGATCAGCTCGATAGTGATGCTCACCGGATCGACCTGGCCACGTAGCGGGCGCTCATCGCCGCGGTGTAGAGCGTGCAGCCGACCGAGCCGTGACAGATCGTCGCCTGGCAGTGACCGGACAGGTCGGGCGTGTGCTCGCGGATCATCCGGTCGATGTTCTCCAGCGGGCTGAAACGCTGCAGGGTTCTCACGATCATGAGCATGTCCGCGGCGTCCACTGGAGACCTCTCCGTCGAGTTATCTGACGATCGTCGCACAGGTGGCAGCGCGTTACACCCGTGTCGCGCTCAGCTCTTGCCCAGTGCCCAGCGCAGCGCGCCGGTGGTCGCGTCGACGAGGTCGTCGTTGATCCGCGGACTCGGGAACATGACCATTTCGCGCTCCAGCTCCACGAACTCCTTGGCATGGAAGACGCGGTCGGTCTCGTACCACTGTAGTGCCTGCTCGACCCGGGCCTGCTTCGAGCTCGATGCCCAGTCGGTGATCAGATCCAGCCCGCGCGGCAGCCGAGCGTGTGACGGGTTGAGCATCTCCTTCCACAGGTCGCCGCCGTTGTTCACCTCGACGATGACCGTGCGCAGCGTCGGCTTGCGCGCGTGCAGGCGGTGGATCCGCTGGCGCAGCTGCTCGGCCGAGATCCGGAAGGCCTGCGCATACTCGATCACTGCGCGCTGCCGAGCCGGGTCGCGGCCGACGATGACCATCGCCGTGCGGTCCGACGTCGCCTTCTTCGTGACCGCGCCGTCGATGAACAGGCAGTGCTCCCAGATCCCGCCGAAGCTCTCCGACGTCCGTCGCTTGAACATGTCCTCCCTCCAGAAGCTGCCGGCGTCCTCGCCGAACGGTGAGGGGTCGAGCAGGTAGTTGAGCTGGAACTCGCGTGGCGTCTCATCCTTGGCGTTGCGGCGCAGGTTCTCGCCGAGGTGGGTCTCGGTCAGCGGCCAGCGCTCCGGCCACAGCGAGCGCTCCTCGCCGGTGTCCGGGTCGATCCGGATCCCGGGGAACAGCCGCACCGTGATCTCGTTGTTCGCTACCCAGTCGATGTGGCGCCGTCCGCGGCCATGCTCGGCGACCCGGTGCATCACCGAGTCGTAGGAGGTAGTGGTGCCGGCTAGGAGGAACGCGGCGTGCGGGGCACCCATCGGGAGCACCGCCGCCTTGATCGCCGTCTCGATCTTGGACTTCTCCTTCTCCGGCAGCACCTCTTCGAGCGGCTCGATGTCGTCGCACACGAGCATGTCTGGGCGCGCGGAGCCGGACTTCTTGCCCAGCGTGTTCGAGCCCAGGCCCGCGGCGGCGATCGTCGCCCCGCCCCGGACCACCAACCGGTTGGTGTCGGAGGAGCCCGCGCGGCGGGCCGGTCGCAGGTGCGCGTAGTCCTGCAACAGCAGGTCGTTCTCGGCCAGCTCCCGGCGCAGGTTGGCCAACTGGTCGCGTGCCATGTTGTCGTTGTAGCTGAAGGCCATGAAGTACTCGCGGTGCCCGTGCGCCAGCGCCCACAGCGGCAGAATGAGGAAGCACCACGAGCTCTTCCCGACGCCGCGCGGCCCGACCCACGCCTCTCGCCAGCGCACCGGCTCGATCCAGTGCTTGCCGGCGCGCGACAGCGCCAGGTGCATCTCGTTGAAGGTGGCCAGCGGTGGCGTGGTGCCCTGCAGCTTCAGGTGGTCCGAGAGGTAGACGATCGCGAAGTTCAGTGGCGACTTGCGTGTGGACCGCTTGCGGTAGTCCGCCGAGGTGTCGACCAAGCGCGACCAGAGCGGCGAGACTTCCTTGCGGAACCATGGATTCCACGGACCCCGCGGTGCGCGCACCGTCGGCCGTGGTGGCGGGGGGACCAGCGCGAGGGTCACGTCTCCCGCCTCCACTCACTCTCGGATCGTTCGTATAGCCGGTACAGCGACGGGTTCTCGTATGGGCAGGTGAGCAGCCTGCGTCGCGCCTCCTGCTCGTTGGAGGTCTCGCACCACACTCGGCCATCAGCCCCGGAGACCCGCCACCATCGGCCGGGCACCCACTCCGCGGTCATGCCGGCACGTCCCAGGTGTGCTGGCAGAACACGCACTCGCGCCGGTAGTGCTCGGCGGCCCCGGCCGCGCTCCGCCAGGTGAAGACCTCGTCCACGCTGCCGTCCGGGTGCTCGATCACCTTGACCGGCGTCGGGGGCTTCGCCGGGACGAGATCGAGCGAGTGGTGGCCCATGCCCCGGCACGACGGGCAGATCACCATCGGGTCAGCAGGCTCGATCCCGAGTGGCTGGGTGAACGGTGCGGGCTTCAGCTCGTCGGCGACGGCTCGCCGCTCTGCTCGCCACTCCCAGATCGCGCCCACGGCGAACAGGGTCAGGATGATGGCCAGCGTGACGATCTCGGCCGCGCTCATGATCGCACCCCGTCCGCCCACCACTGCACGTCCTGTCGCTGCAGCGTCGGGAATCTCGACGGCTCGGCCTCCAGCTGCACCACGACCTCGTCCTCGCCGGTGATGCGCTCAGGCCCGATCTCGACGAGGCCCCAGTAGTGGATCTGTCGGTCCGCGCGGAAGACCGCGATCCAGCCCGGCACGAGCACGTGATTCGGGTCGATGCCGTGATGCCGTAGCCAGGCGCACCACTTCTCACGCTGGCCCAGGGAGGACCCGAACCAGGTGCGCCAGTCGATGACGAACAGCTCGTTCCAGTCACCCCTCACGGAGACCGCCTCCCGCGGATGTAGCGCCAGTACGCAGCCCGGCGGCTCCTGGCCTCGGCCCGCACGCATTCGACGACCCGCTCGAGCCACGTCGGCGCGTCACCGCGGATCGGGACGTCGCGGCGGGCCAGCAGTTCGCCGACGCAGACTGCCAGGTACAGCGCGACCACGCCGAGCACGCAGGTTGCCGCGACCAGGAGCCAGATCACGACGCCTTCGCCGCCTCGCGCTCCTTGCGCGTCTTGGAGTACGGCGTCACCACCGGGTTGTCCTCCGAGACCGGCTCGCCGTCCTGCTCGCGGGCGATCTTGAGCCTGGGGATCTGGTCGGAGGACTGCAGACCGCCCTTCGGCAGCTGCACGCGGTACACCGGGATGTGCTGCACCCAGTCGTTCCAGGTGCGTACCAGTAGGTAGAAGTACTCGTTGCGGTTCACCCGCAGGTCTTCGCGCCGACGGCGGATCACCCAGTTGCGCAGCGCGGCGATCGCGTCGCCCTCCTGCAGGCCGTAGCCCAGCCGCAGCTTCTCGAAGAACTCGTTGATCACGAAGGCGTCCGAGTCGCGCGATGCGATCACGTGCACCGCACCCACCACAGCCGGCGAGATGGGCACCAGCTTCATCATGGAGTCGCCCACCGTGGTGCCGCGATCAATCAGCGCGGTGTTCTCCGGTCGCTGGTAGTAGGCCAACAGCTCCGAGTGCGACAGCCGGAACTTGGTGTCCAGCATGTTGCGCAGGTCGTAGCGCACGAGCATGTTCGTCACCGCGGCGGCCCTCGGCGGGTTGGGCACCTCGTACATCGTGAACACGTCGGACGCCGTGCGCTTCTTGCCGACATCCATGTACGGCTGCGACTCATCAGCCAGGTTCGTGACCAGCACAAACTTCTGCGTGGTCTTGCTCAGCACTACTGCCTGCAGCCGATTCTGACCGTCCAACAGCCGACCAGTCACGCCCACTCGGATCGGATCGCCGACGAAGCGCCACTTCCCGGCCTCCATCTGCCGGCGGTAGAGCTCGACCAACGAGAAGTCCATCTTGCGGTTGCGCTCGTTGTGCTCCAACAGCTCCAGAGCGCGCTCCGGGCCGATCTTAACGACCTCAATCTTCGGGTCCATGATCTTGTCCTCTCGTCAGGTCTTCTGCACTCGTAGTGGGGGTGGCTTGGGGAAGCGGTAGGGCCAGTGCGGACCGGGCACGTAACCGGTACCGCCACAGGGGATGCACGGCCGTGGCTCCCAGCTGTCCTCCGCCCCGTCATAGCGGTCGGACGGGTCGAGCTTGCCCGTGCCCTCGCACACCGGGCAAACATCCGGCGGCGCGAACGGGCATTCGTAGCTATAGGTGTCCTCACCAAGCCATTGGCCGCCAACCAGCCGCACCGACTCGTGGCGCAGCTGGCGCTCCCAGTAGCCGCACTTGCCGCGCACGATCGTGAGCAGCGAAGTGCGGTAGAGGAAGTCGTCCAACAGCCCGCTCATGGCGACCTGCACAGCGAGATGCGCTCGGCGAAGCGTGCGAACACCCGGTCGGGTACGACGTAGAGCCGTGAGGGGCCGAGGTGGATCATGGCCCGGCGATCTCCTTCTCGATGCGCGCCACGACGTCGGCCAGCTCTAGCGCGTAGCGGTCGCTCACGCTGTCGTCTGCCTTCACGAACTGGCGCGCCGCGGTCAGCAGCTCGTTTCGCTGGCGCTCCATGTCGGCCTTCGCCTTGGCCTCGTACCGCTGCAGCCGCTCCAGCAACGCCTTCCGCTGCTCGCGTGCCTTCTCGGTGACCTCCGTGGTCACCGTCTCCAGGCTCCGGATCAGGCCGGCCATGTAGGTGAGATGCACGGCGGCCCGCTCCTTGAGTCCGGCCTCGTGACCACGCTGCACGTCGCACAGCTCCTCGGCCAGCTTCATGGCCTGGTCGGCGGCCTCTTCCAGCCAGCCGGTCACCATGCCCCCGGGTACGCACCAACGCCGCCCAGCGCCATCCGCGCCTTCGAGATGTTGAGCAGCATCGTGGTGCCGCTCTCCAGACTGACGAATCCCTCGTCGATGCCCTCCTGCACCCGGTCGCGCAACTGGGTCAGGTGCTCCAGCTCCTCGGCGCGCAGCTTCTCGCGCTCGGTCATCTGGCGCTGCAGATGCTCGGACGAGGGCTGCGGGTGGAACTGCAGGGGCGGGCCGGTCACCCGCAGCTCGCCAGCCCGAGAGGGGACCCCCATCGGCTCCTTCAGCCGCGGCTTGTCCTCCACCGGGTCCTCGTCGGCGAGCGTGCGCGACGGGGGTGGTTCGAGCAGCTCCGCCTTCGCCTCCCGGTACTCCTCGTCGTCCCTAGTCCATGAGTCCGTCATTACTCTCCATCTCCTCCATCTCCTGCTCGTGCTGGGTGACCCGGCGCAGCTCCTCCAGGATCGCCATATCCGGGTGCGCGGTCTCGGCGACCGAGAACTCCGTCTTGTTGGTCGGCGCCACCGCGGCGTTGGTCAGCCGGGAGATCTCCTTCGACAGCGACAGCAGCAGCTTCATGCCGACGTCGAACGGGATCTCCGCGCGCTCCACCGCGGCCCGGGTGGACTCCTGATAGTGCTCGAGCTTGCCGAGCTGGGTGAGGCGCACGTGCTCGGCGGCGTAGATGTCGAGCACCTTCTCCTGGCGCCGGACGTCGTTGACCCACTTCACGATCGTGACGTGCGAGACGTAGATCTTGCGCTCGGCCTGCCACTTCTTCGAGATCGACCGCGAACCCATATCCTGGGTGTCCATCAGCTGCCAGGCCTCGACTGCCAGCTCCGCTCGCTCCTCGGCCGTGAGCGAGCCGCGCTTGAGGCGCTCTCCGTCGCTCACAGTCACCGAAAACCTCGATCATCATCGCTGTAAGTTAACGGGTCTGAGCCCGTGTGCGGTCCGTGATCAGCGCAGGTAGACCGCGTAGAACAGGGTCAGCCCGGTGGTCAGGTGGCCCAGGGACGTCCTGCGGTGGTGGCGGCCGCGGTAGCCCCACCTGCGCCACCCGGTGCGGAGCTCGATGCGGGTGCCGTCGAGAAGGGTCATCAGTCCCTCCCCGGCGTGGCCAGCGGCGCGTTGGCCGCCTGCAGCCGCTCCAGCAACGCCTTGGCGTCGGCCTCGCGCTTCGCCTTGCGCTCCGGCGTCAGCTCGGTCACCCGGACGTCGATGTCAACCTCGAACTCGCGACCGTCGCGCACCACGGTGAACGGCCAGTCGCCCTCGTCGTCCTCGTCGTCGCCAGCCCAGGTGTAGCCGTACAGGCCAGACGAGCCGTAGCCGATGCGACCGACGACCTCGGTGTCGATCGCGTTGACGAAGTCGCTCTCGACGTCGTGCTCGGTGAAGGCGGGCTTCTCGGCGGGGCTCATTCCGCGTACGCCTTCGCCAGGTCGCCCAGCGCCTCGCGCAGGTCCTCGGGAAGCAGCAGCTCGACCATGTACGGCTCGTCCTGGCACAGCTTCACCCAGGCCTGCGCGACACGCGCACCGGCGTCGAGCTTGGCCGCGCCATCGCGCAGGTGGGCAGCGGGGCGGGGCGGGTTGCGGCGCTGGGGGGCGGCCTTCGGTTCGGTCATCGGTTCCTCTCTCGGGGAGCGGGCGGCACCGTCGGGTCGCCACCGTCATCGTCTTCCAGATCCCAGCCACCCTCGCCATCGGCGCGGATCTGCTGATTCATGCGCTTGGTCTCGAGGTCGTGCTGGTGTTCTTGCTCGGTCAGGTAGGCGATCACGGTCGGGACGCCGAACACGACGCACCCGACCAGCGGCGCCACCCACGGGCCGCCCAGCCCCAGGATCGAGATCGCGCCGATGGAGCTGACCATGAAGCCGAGGTAGAAGAACCAGCGGATGAACTGCTGGCCGATCGACCTCGCGCGGCACATCGGGCAGATCCTGGAGCTGAGCTTGGCCATGGACGATCAGCCCTCCACAGTCGGCATGCGGTGGTGGTCCGGCTCGACGTCAAGCCGGACGCGGCCGTTCTCCGGCACCGCGGCGACGCGCTCGATGAGCACCTCGCTCGGGTCGACGCTGTGCAGCTCCAGCAGCTCGCGGGCGTGCCGGCGCAGCTGCCGGATGGCGGAGGCCGCCTTCGCGTCGCTGCGATCGAGCGAGTTGGCCGCGTCCCAGCAGGCAGCGGCCACCGTCTCCGCGGTGCCGTCGCTCTTGGCGACAGCCAGATCGGTGGCCCTGGTGATGGCCATGATCAGTGTCCTCTCGTGTGTTGTGGAATCAGCCGCGTTCGGGCGGCTCGTCTCGATCCTGGCGTTCCTGCTCGTCACGCTGGATGTCCTCGTGCAGCCGGCGCAGACCCTCATGTCCGTGCCCGCGGTCGCGCCAGCCCTCTTCCTCGTCGAGCTCTCGGGCCAGCGCCTCGACCTCCGTCTCGCTCATCCTCGGCGCCATCAGTACGCGGGTGGCCAGCGCCAGCAGCGCGCCGAGCAGGCCGATCGCACCGCCGACCAGCCCCCACAACGGAGACCGGCCGCTGAGCACGTACAGCACGCCCAGGATGGCGGAGGGGACGAGTGTGGCGACGACGAAGGGCGCCAGCGTGCGGAGAGCTCGACTCACGTGCCCTCCTCTCGGCGACGGTCCCGGACCGCCGGACGGTGCGTGCGCAGCCGGACCCGCTTCGAGCCGTAGCGGTGGAACGCGTTGTAGAGCTGGGAGCGCGCTCGGATGCCCGACACCTTCTGCAGGTCGGCCGGGTCGGCACGCTCAGCGTCGTAGAGCTCGGTCATGAACTTGTCGCGCTCCTCGACGGCCTTCGCGTACTTCTCGACCTCCGCACACCGGCGCTCCAGCTCCGCGCGGTCCTCGTCCGACATCGTCACGTGAGTCATCGTAGCCTGTCCCATACACTGAACACTAGTGGGTGGGTGGATCATCCTGCGCGCCTGGTCAGGGACCTCGCGAGAGAGCGGCCGCCGAGGTACCCCAGACGCCACCCCTCGTTCACCGCGTGCGCCCGGTCGCGGGCGTCCAGCTTGAACCGGATCTCACGGACGTGGCGCTTCACGGTCTCCTCGGCGATGTGCAGCAAGCGGCCGATCTCGGCGTTGGTGCGACCCTGCGCGACCAGGTCGAGCACGTCGCACTGGCGCGCGGTGAGCTGGTCGGGGCGCCGAGCGGTGTAGCGAGCCATCTACGCTTCCTCACCCAGCAGCGCCCGCCCGATGGCCTCGACCTCGTCCGCGGGCAGTTGTGTCGCGGCGCCGCAGACCGCTTCGAGGTGACGTGCAAGCGCCTCGCGTCCACGCGACCAGGCCACGTCTGCGGCACGACCAAGCCGGGCCGGCCAGTCGATCGGGGCGGGCTCGTCGTACACGGAGTCCTCCGGGGAGTTCCAATCCTCGGCCCACAGTCGGGACACGTAGGCACGCTCATCGCTCACCCGCCCTCCGTCCTCGTCCGCGTGCGCGCGGGCCAGCGCGTCGAGCAGCCGCGCGCCCTCCGGCGGTGGCGCGGAGAAGTTCCGCGTCCGCCACCACCGCACCACGGCCTCGGCCGCCTCGTCCCGGGCGCGGAGCCGCTCGTTCTCGGCGGTCAGCTTCACCACGTCGTCCGTGAGCTGCTGGTCGGACGCCCACAGCGCCCGCAGCTCCCCGACCACGGCCGCGGCCATCTCGTTGGACAGTGAGCAGATCCGGGCCGGGTCCTGCAGCGCGTCCGCGAGCCTGGCCTCGGCCCGGGCGAGAGCCGAGGTCATGTCCGGGGTCATCGGTCGAGCGCCTTCCGTGCGATCGCGAACGTCCGGCACGGGTCCGGGTAGCCGTCCGCGTCGCACTGTGCGCAGTACGGCGGACCGGCCGGGTCGTCGTCCACGATCTGGTGCATGTCGCGGATCTCCGTGAGCGCTGCCCGCAGCTGTCGCACCTCGGCCGCGAGCAAACGGTGTACCTCGTCCGACCGCTCCGGCGTCAGCGCCTCGTCCACGTTCACGACTCCTCCTCGATCGGCCGGACCACCTCGGCCCGGACGTGCAGCAGCAGCGCGCCGATGTCGATGCACGGGATGTCGTCGTCCATGCGCGTCTTCGGATCGGCGGGCAGGTAACCGCCATGCGAGGCGTCGTAGGTCCAGACCTCCCCGGCGCGCGGGCCGTCGACCACCACGACGTCGGCGAGCTCCTCGGCCAGCGTCTCGGCCACGGGCTCGCCGGGCGGGGGCTCGGTGGGGTCGATCACGAACCAGCCTCCTGGATCACCACGAGCTCGGCGGGGTCCTCCCAGTACCGCTGCCCGTCGTCCCACGCGATCATGACGTCGCTGTAAGGGTCGATGGGTCCGCCGTGCGCCTCGTTGCGCTCCTCGTCGGTCGGCTCGACCACCTCGCCGTGGATGTCGTCCAGGGCGACGTTCTCCTCCGCGTAGGTCACCTTGTCACCGATCTTCATCACGCCGCTCCCGTCAGGGCCAGGGTGTTCACCAGGGCGTTCGCCTGGTCGACAGCAGCCAGGATCTTCTCCGGGTCGCTCTCGCCACGCACCCGGGCCACCTCGATCTTCTGGATCTGCTCGAAGTGGCGGCCGGATCGGCGCACCTTGCGCACCGACACCACCACGTGCTCACCGGGGCTGTAGACCCCGTAGCCGTAGTCGCGGCCGTCGGAGCCGATGTGTACCTCCCACACGGGGGTGACCTTCGCCAGAGCGCGCTTGCGACGACCATCGCCACCCATCTCTCTCGCGTGGAGGCCGAGGCCGAACCCGGCCATCGCGCACATCGCCAACGCGCAGATCATCAACACGAAGGGGATCTCGATCATGACAACCGACTCATTTCGCTGAGTAACTTGCTGACGGATCCGAACAGCTCCTGCAGCGTGGCAAGCACGGCGTCGCGCTCGGCTAGCAGCTTCGCGGCGTCGGCCTCGACGTCGGCCACCAGGGCGCGGAGCTCGCGGATCGTGCGCTCCTGCGACTCCACCTCGTCGGCGAGCTCGTTGATCCAGTCGGCGGCGATGTGGTCGCCGATCTCGTTAGCCTCGGTCGCCGCCGCATACGCGCGCGCCTTGACCAGGTCGACGACCGTCATGACGTGTCCTCTCAGTGCCACGGGCTGGGGCACGTGCCGTTGCGGACGGTCAGGCCGCAGGTCTTGCCGTTGCCGAGCACAACCGCGCAATCCCTCGGAGCGGCCTCGGGATTGGCGGCCAGCTCGGCGTTGATCCGCCGCTGGCAGGAGCACTGGCCGCGGTGGCCACAGATGTTCTTGCCGTTGCGCTTGGGCTGTCGGTAGGCCATCTGGTGTCCTCTCGTCTCGCTGTCAGTGTCCAGAGTAATGAACACAGGACACTGCGTCAACTGGGCGGGGGCTTCGGGTTGGTCGGGGGCCGGGTCGTCTTGGCCGGCATCTCCTGCTCGTCGTCGGGCATGGTCACCTCCCCCGGTCCGCCCGCTCGCGCTCCTCGTCCTCGCTCAGCGCGCCGGAGTCCGGGTCCGTCTCGACCCGTCCGCGCGAGCCCGGGATACGAGCTCGCTCGGCCCGGGTGCGCTCCACTGCGGCGTGCACCTTGGCCATCAGCTCCTCGTCGGTCACCGGCGCCGCCTCCCCCTCGAGCGCCAGTTCACCGGGCCCGGCAGGTCGACGCTGTGCCGGCGCGTGCGCGGGTTCCAGGACCAGCGCCCGACCTTCAGGCCCCAGCTCACGCCGTTCTGCGTGGCGGTCACCCGCAGCGGGCCGAGCCGGAGGTTCTTGCGGAAGTGGAACATGGCTCAGTCCCCCGCCAGGCCTTCGAGGATCTCCTTCGCGCGCGGGTCGGTGCTGTTGAGCAGCTGACCCGACGTCCTCAGGAACAGCTCGTGGTCCTCGCTCCCCCGGCGCAGCGCCAGCTCGGCCTGCGCGCCGAGGTTGCCCCCGATCTCGCGAGCGGCCTTGTACGCCCTGTCCTTCTTGCTCATCCCCTCGTCCTCTCCTTGTCGCGCTCGTTGGCCAGTGCCTCGCAGAAGTCGGCCACCCGGGGCGCCTTGCCCCAGACCCACAGCTGCGTCGGCACGCCGCCCGGGACGTTGTCCCAGACCCAGGCCACGAGCTTCTCCAGTCGCGTCATCCCTCTCCGTCCTCTCGATCCGCTTCCTCGACCGCGGTGATCTGCTGGCGCATCCGGACCCACTCGATCGGGTCCTCGGCCCGAAGCCGCTCCAGCTCCGCGGCCAGCTCCTGGCGGGTCACGTGGTCCCCTCGCGCTCGATCTCCATGCCGACCTCGATGGCCACCCGCAGCAGCGCCTCCAGCTCCGACGGGGTGACCTTCACCTGCGCGCTCTGCGGAGTGCCGTCGACGTTGACGAACCGGTGCGCTGGCATCCGCTCGCCGAACGCGTAGGCCAGCTCGCCCGCGGTGTCGGCCACCAGCTCGTTGATCTGCTCCTGCGTCGCGCTCACCGCCATGCCTCCTCGTCTGCACCGACGCGCTCGAACACCCGCCGGGCCAGCGCCTGCACATCGATCCCCACCGCGCCGTAATCGGCCAGGTAGGCCAGTAAGGCATGTGAGATCTGGTCGGCCGGTTCGGTCTCGATCTCGCGGCGCAGCCGGTTGGCCGGAGCCAGCGTGACCTCGCCCCAGCGCGCGGACGCAGCCGTGAAAGCGTCGACCAGGTCCGCGTACGGGCCGGTCTCGCCGGACTCGTCGCGGACGTACCAGCGGCTGCCCTCCTCGCAGATCACGTGCGTGTTGGCCTCGTTCGTCCAGAGCGCGCCGTAGAAGCCGGTCGGGTCCTCGGGAGTCTCGATCTTCTGCAGCTCGATCATGGCTCGATGTCCTCTCGTCTCGCTGTCAGTGTCCAGTGTACTGCAGATAGGACACTAGCGCAAGGACGGCGTTCAGCGGCGCGTCGGATTCCAGGAACGGAACGCTCACTGGATCTCCACGAAACGGACCTTGCCGAGGTGGATCAGCACACTCGGTGTGCCGTCCTCGCGGGCGATCGTGAACATCTGGCCCTCCGGCGAGTTCCACGCCTCTCCGATGCCGCGACGAATCTGACCGATCATGGCCTCTGGGAAGGTCACGCCGACGTCGCCGCCGCCGTCGAAGTGGAAGACGACGCGGCGCATTCCTGGCTTCGGAGGCTCCTGGATCGGCGCGGGCCCGCGGCGGATGCTCATCGGGCGGGGGCGCTCGCGGTCGGGGCTCATGACGCTGCCCTTCGGGTCGGGGTGGTGCCGACGACGGCGGGGAGGACCCCGAGCGCCTTGGCCAACTTCTCGCGCGTGGCCTTGCTCAGCGGTACGTCCTGGATCATGCCGAGCACGGTCCCGACCGCGTCATCGAGCGAGACCATCGGCTCGATGATGTCGATGTCGCGGAACTGCTCGGCGACCGTGCCGTCGGGCTCGACGACGAACACCGGGCCACGGTCGCCGAACTGCGCGTAGAGCTCCACGTCGGTCGCTCGGACCTCCCAGCTCATGACCACTTCTCTCCTCGGTCGGACGGGCTCTCGATGGGATCGGGGAAAGGCTGGCGGATGTCGCGACCGGGGAAGCAGGCCTCGCAGAGCTCGAGCCGGCGCGCATCCCCCGCCTTGCCGAACGTGCTCATGAACCCGGCGAGGTAGCCCTCCGCCCCGCAGGCCGCGGTCCAGTCGGTGAAGGCCACACCGTGCTGGTTGGCCCACTTCGAGAACGAGGTCACGCGGTGGCAGGGGTAGCCCGCGATCGGGGTCAGGGCGCTCACCGGGCACCGGCCTGGCGGCGGAACTGCCGCGCGCGGTCCATGTCGCGACCGGCGGCCATGTTCGCGGCGTACACGAAGATCTCCGGCACCAGGTCGCCCGCCGACTTCGCGGCATCGGAGAACATCCGGGCGCGCATCTCGTGCAGGTCGGCGAGCCTGGTGCAGCGCAGCCGCTCGGCCTTCGCCGGGCTCGACGGCATGACGATGGCCTCCGCAATCGCGATCGTCACCTGGTCCACGGTCTCCAGCTTCGTCGTCTCCATCGCCTCGTCCCTCCGTCGCTGTCCTCTGTACAGTACACCCTACAGTGCCGGGTCGCAAGAGGGGCCGCACCCGCTCCCCAGCGGCGCGGCCCCTCGCCGTGGCGGCCTACTTCTTCGGGCCCTGATGCTTCGCGTCGCGCTGACGTCCCGCGTCAGCCCTCGTCGGGACCGGTGGGTGCTTGTCCGCCAGCTTCTGGTTGTACGTCCGGGTGTCCTTGGCCATGGTCACCTCCCTCACGTGTCGCATCGATCCATCGCAGCTCGCGGGCCCAGCCGGTGTCGATCAGGATCTGCTCGGCCTCCCAGTCGAGATCGAGCAGCTCCCACCAACTGGGCCGGCGAGCATTCACCAGGGCACCGCAGAGACCATCACGACGGCACCCGCGCCGATGAGCAGGAACTGCAGGCAACCGGCGTGCTCGTTCTCCGACTTGGCCAGCGTGGCCAGCAGCGCGCCGATGATGACCATCAGCGCGCCGACGCAGAACGCGACCAGCCGGAAGATGTCGACGGTGATCATTCAGCCTCGAGCTCCTTGAGCACAGCCTTCGTGCCGACGTAGTCCTCGCCGGAGTGGAAGCCGTGCCACACCTTGTCCAGGGGCCAGTCAAAGTCGAGCGGCACCCTCTTGATCTCGCGTCCCATGATCTTGTTCAGTGTCCTCTCGGGGTGGGGCTCAGCTCTTGCGCTTCAGCTCGCGGTCCTGGTGGCGGGCGGCCATCTTCGCCTCCTCGGCCGCCTTCTTGCGTGCCTCTTCGATCATCTTCTCGGCCAGCGCGAGCTGCTCGTCGCCGATCTCGTCGTTCGCCACGGTGTCCTTTCGTTGGTGCTCCCGCCGAGCCGCGTGTGGGGAGACAGCGGCCCGGCGGGAAGCCTGGGTCAGACCTGGTCGTGCTCGGTGACCGCGCCGTCGGTGGCGGCCTCGATGACCTCCCACAACTGGGCGGGGGTCATGACGCCGGTCGAGTAGAAGACCTTCGCGGCCTCGTAGATGTCGAACCCGAGGAGCTCGGCTGCGACCGCGTGGACTTCACGACCGTCGACGAGGTCGGAGGCGTACGCCACCCCGTCGTACCCGTTGTTCCAGTGCAACTGCAGCCCCTCGTCCACGACGGTGTGGCCGGCGAGGCAGAACGTGGTCCTGCAGCCGGGCAGCTGCTGTGCGTAGGTGCCCATATAGAGGGTCTCGGGCTCGGCCTCGATCTGCTTCATGACCCGGCGGATCCGGGCGATGTCGTAGGGCATCTTCGGTGTCCTCTCGTCGGTGCTCATAACCTCGTTGTGGACAAAGGTACCGATTGCGCGTACATTCGTCAACTGTGAAGGCAAGAGACATCGGAGCGAACATCCGGAGGGAGCTGTTCCGGCAGGAGCAGACCGCCGTGTGGCTCGCGGAGCGACTGCAGTATCCCGGTGGCGCGCGAGCACTACGACGGCGGCTCCGGGGCGAGGTCGAGTTCACCGGCACCGAGCTGGTGGACGTGGCCCGCGTGCTGGGTGTCTCCGTCGACCACCTGACCCGAGAGGACGAGAAGTGAGCAAGCTCTACCGCAAGAAGCCGGTCGTGATCCAGGCCGTGCAGTTCCTGCCGAACGACGAGGTCGCGCTGAACGGGCTGCTGGCCTGGCTGGGCGAGCTGGGCGCGCACTACGCGCTCACCGACCCGATGGACACCTGGGAGCTGGAGATCCGCACCCTCGAGGACGGTCACGACGGGCGGGCCAAGCACGTGGCCAGCGCCGGTGACTGGATCATCCGCGGCGTGACCGGCGAGGTCTACGCCTGCAAGCCGGACATCTTCGAGGCCACGTACGAGAAGGTCGAGGACACGCAGTGATCAAGGACAAGACCGTGGCGGAGCCGGAGACCTTCGATCTCGTGCTGCCGGATGAGCCACCGGTGGGATCGGTGGTCATCGACCACTACGGCCGCGCGTGGCAGCGGCTGGCCGGGTCGCTCTTCGGCGCGCACTGGCACGTGACCGGGAAGCTGACCTCGTTCATCCCGGACCTGGCCGACGCGCCGCTGCTGCGCTGGGGCCACCTGCTCCTGCAGCGTGGCCCGGTGACGCTGGTCTTCACCCCCGAGAAGGGCGGGGCCTGATGCCGATGTACGAGCACCAGGGCGTGAAGGTGACGCTGGTCGTCGAGGTCGACGGTCACCGGCTCGCTTTCGAGCAGACCGGCAAGGCCACCGGCGCGCGCTACCACGGCGCCGACCCGCAGCACGGTTACGACGTCACCGACACGCTGGAGTACTGCATCCGGGATGCCGTCACCCAGGCTGCTGACCGCGTGGTTGGGCGAGCGCGAACGTTCCTGGCTCGCGCCTACCCGATCTGTACCGACAACCGAGAGGACACGAAGTGAAGAGGATCGCCGAGTTCTGGGGCGTGGCGCTGGTCGTCGCCCTGATGTTCATCGCCGGCTGCGCGAACATGCAGACCGAGGCCGACGAGCAGGGCCTGCGCTACAGCGGTGGGTGGCTGTTCGCCGAGGCCCCCGCGTTCATGGAATGCCAGGCCCCGTCACGTCAGAGCTATGGCGCCGACGCGGGCGACAACACCTACGTCTACCCGGCCGGCCAGCGCACCCTGAAGTTCTCGGCCGACCCCGGCAGCGACGCCCCTCCGATCACCGTCTCGGCCCCCTCGCCGGGTGGAGGTCAACCCATCGTGCTCACCGTGTCCGGGGTTGTGACCTTCACTCCGAACTTCGGCGACTGCGCGACGTTCCAGCAGTTCCACGAGCAGATCGGCCGCAAGTTCAGCGCGTGGACCCCGGAGGGCTGGACGAACTTGATCAGGACCTACATCAAGGACCCGACCGACCGCGCGGCCGACAACGAGGCGCTGCGGTTCGACTGGGTGACCCTGGCCAGCAACGCCGACGCGAAGGCCCAGTGGGAGCGCGCGGTGGCCGACACGCTGCCCTCGATGATCCGCCAGCTCGCGGGGGGCGACTACTTCATGATCAACGGCGTGCTGCTGCAGCGACCGGAGCTCCCCGCCGACGTCACCGCGGCGATCCAGCGCACCGAGGCCGCGCGCCAGGAGGCCCAGACCGCTGAGCAGGTGCGTCGGGCTGCCGAGACATTCCCCGGCGGGGTGGCGGCCTACCAGGCGTTCCAGCAGCAGCAGGCGATCAACGACGCGATCCGCAGCGGCAATGTCAAGGTGCTCCCCGTCCCGCAGGGCTCGCCGATCATCGTGAACCCGGGGGGCTGATCATGAGCAGCATGACGCTGGTGCTCCTCGCGCTGGCCCTCGCGATCGGGAGCATGATCATCAACACGGTGCAAGCCTACGTCGAGCGTCGGGCCATGAAGGTGTTCACCGAGGCACTGGAGCTGATGGTCCCGGTGATGGAGGACGTCCGCCGGATCGAACCTCACCTCGACGAGTCGGTGGAGCTGGCCATGATCCGGACGGCCGAGCTGCTGCCCACCGCGCGCCGGATGGCCAACGGCTACGTCACGCCGTTCGGCCTCTTCCCGCGCCGAAAGGGGAGCTGAGATGCACGGAGTCACCCCTGAGCCGCCACCCGGCTCCGAGCACTACCGCGAGGGCTGGCGAGACGGGTACGAGCAGAAGGGCCTGGACATGGCCGCGCTCGCCGAGGCGATGAACGTCCCGGCGGCGGGCTGGTCGGGCGCCTGGGCCGAGCTGACCGGCTACGTGGACGGCGCGCGCCTCGAAGGCGGGACCATCGACCCCGCCGCGCTGGCCGAGTACCTCGTCGAGCTGAAGCGCAAGGCGCTGGCCCCGGTCCGCGAGTGGATGCAGTCGGTCGTCGACGAGAGGCGGGAGAGCTGAGATGCGCGTACTGGCGATGGTCCTCATCGTGCTCGCGGTCATCGTCGTCCTCGTCGGTCTCGCCGCCTTGATCTGGGGCGGGCTGCGATCCTGGCGCACCCGGCGAGCACAGCGCACCGACCGAAGGGTGGCTTGGACGCCCTACTGCACGCCAGTCGGCACCCGCCTGGAGATCGGCGTGGAGCGGCGCACCGAGGACGATCGGGAGCTGGGCAAGGTCCACATGCACACCGTGCCGGCCTGGATCGAGCTGGAGGTGCTCGTCGCGATGAATGACGCCGAGCAGCGTGCGCGGCAGTACAACGAGGCGAAGGTGGGGATGTGATGGACGCGGACGAGATTTACGCCGAGGACGTGAACTGGCGGGCGACCGCAGGGGAGCTGCAGCGCGAGGTGACCCGGCTCGCGAACGAGCTGCGTCTACTGAAGGTGCGGTCGGAGTACACCGAACGGAACCACCAGCAGCTGTGCAAGGCGCTGGAGCCGCTGTGCCCGTGCGACTACAACCCGGAGACCACTGACGGGCCGCAGCAGGACTGCCCACTGCACGGTGACGGCATCACGTTCGTCGGTCAGCACCGAGCGCTACAGAGCGAGAACATCGAGCTACGTCGTGAGCTCGAAGCGCGTCGGGCCACCGTCACCACCGGCGGGCCGGGCGTGCCGTTCACCGAGACATGGGAGAACGGCCCGAACTCGCGCCCGCCGACCGCCCCGCCGGAGCCCGTGGTCGTGCAGCTGCCAACCCCCGACAAGGGGGCGACGAAATGCAACTGCGGCGGGGTCCTGAGCCACGCCGAGAACTGTCCGGAGTGGGTGCTGCCGCACTAGCTCGGCGCGTGACGAAGGCCCCGGGTCGCGAGATCCGGGGCCTTCGTCGTTGGTGCCCTACGGAGGGCTCCTGTCGCCAGCGGGGTCAGGCTATCGTCCGCACCCGGATCCGGGCGCCGGGGGTCTCGTCGAGCTCGGCCTCGCGCTTGCTGCCGACCCATCGCACCACCTGTGCGTCGTCGGCCCACACGATCGTGGTGAGCGAGTCCCACACCGCGCGCTCGAGCTTGTCCCCGTCGGGCTTGCGGGTGTGCGGGTCGGTGCGGCCCTTGGGCGCGGACTTGCGCCGAGGCATCACGAAGTCGATCTCCACGTGCACGGGCGCGGTGGTCGGACCCCGGTCCCACACCTGGCCGATCTCGTCCCGCACGTAGGCCTGCCACGCGCGCTGGTTCTTGCTGTTGGTCGGGATCGCCACCGCTCGGCCGGTCTTGTTGTGTCTGACCGCGATCAGGCTGCCCTTGGTGGTCGGGGTGCCCGGAACGAACACGTCCAGGTCCCAGGCCGGCTGTGTCGGCTCGGCGGGGGTCCACTCCGTGGGGCCGCACCCCAGATCCAGCGGCGTGGTCATGACGCCTTCCGTTCCGCGCGCTCGGCGCGTAGTCGTTGCCAGTGGTCGGTGAGCCGGGCTCGTTCGACCGCGTCGCGGTGACGGCGCTGTACCTCGCGCCAGCGCTGGCGGGCCACCACCTGATCAGCCGGGCAGGTGCAGCCGTAGCCGACCGGCCAGCTGCAACGCTCGCAGATCACGGCTCGATCATCTCCAGCCGCACCGACTCGGTGGTCTTGGTGAAGCGCTCGGCCAGCTCGGGCTCCTTGGCCTTGAGCGCCGTGGTGTCGATCCGGCGCGTGGTGACCGTGCGGACCCGCACCAGGAGCTGGCCGTCGACCGCGCCGAACTCGGCGTTGCGCTCGGCGACGTACCCGACGATCTCGTCGCGGGTCTCCTTGAGCCGCTCGGCGATGTCGCGCTCCATCTCCTTGAGCTTGCGGTAGCGCGCGACCCGGTCGGCGATCGGGTAGACGTCGACCGTCGCGGCGGTCTCCTCGGCGTTCTCGACGTTCTCCGGGGCATCCAGCTTGCCCAGCGTCATGACGGTTCCTTCCCGGGGCACAGGCCGTCGGCCTCGGCGCCCTTGAACTCGCAGAAGTAGCAGGCGCCGCCCGGGGTGGCCGGGACGCGCAGCGGGTGCACGCCCAGCTGCACGAACTCCTGCACCTGGCGCATGCGCTTGAGCGCGCGCAGCGCGGCGTCCAGGTCGAACGGCTCGGACCAGATATGCAGGTCGCTCAGGCGCTTGGACCGGCCGAAGAAGCCGATCCCGACCTTGTTGACCTTGTAACCGAGACGCAGATACCCGAGGCCGTAGCAGTGCGCCTGGGTGCGGTAGGTCTCGCTCGGGCCCTCGGTCGTGTACTTGCGGTACTGCGTCTCGCCGAGGATCTTCCAGTCCAACACCGTGCCGGTCGGCTCGTGGAAGCAGTCGCACGACCCACTCAGCCCGAAGCCGACGTCGACCCGGCGCTCCAGGTGCCACGGCGGCGCGGTGCCGGCCTGACGAGCGAGGTTGTTGGCGTGGGTGAAGGCGTCCGCCAGCCAGGCGTGCGTGGCCGTGCCGATGATCGAGGGCCACGGGTCGTGCAGGTCGCGAGAGCGCTCGACGGCCGGGGACATCTTGTAGGCCAGCTGGCGCGCGCACGGGGTGCCGACCTCGGAGGGGCCCACGGCGCGCTGCAGGTTGCGGGGGGCGTTGGTCGCGAAGTTGCGGATCGTGTGGATGATCTCGGCGCGCAACCCGGTCTGATCCGGGTGCTGCACCTGCTTGGGGGGCGGCAGGCTACCGAGCGCCATCGAGGTCCCCGATCTGAGTGGAGAGGGCGCCCAGCGCGTCGTAGAGCTCGTTCGACTGCAGCCGCACCGTGTGGCGCGGGGCCGGCGGCATCTCCACCCACGCCGACCGCACGTCGTCGGCCAGCCCGTACAGCCGACGCACCTCGGCGGCGAGCGCGGCCGTCACCGGGTCGCCTTCCATGGTGTTCGCGATCTGCAGCGCCCACCTCACGCTGATTCCGGCGGCCATCACGCGCTCCGGATCGGCGCGACCAGCTCGTCGAGCGCGCCCGCCTTCACCGCGGTGACGAACTCACGCAGCTCCGCGCCGGTGACGGCCACGTTGACGTGCCGGTTGATCGTGCTGTGGATCCGGAACCAGTCGGCGCCGATGGGCACGATCTCGACGAACGTGGGTTCGCTGTGGATCTTCATGTGTCCTCCCGGACGGAGGAGGCCCGGTAGCCGAGAGGGGACGCGGCTACCGGGCCTCTGGCTCACTTCAGGGCGGCGATCGCAGCCTCGAGGTCGGCATCGGACATCGCGGGCTGCGCGGGAGCGGCGTTCCCACCCGTATCCGAACCGCCCTGGGCGGCCAGTGCCGCCGCGAGCTGGGCCTGCAGCGCCTCAATCGCGGCGTTGCCGTTGGTGACCGGGTTGGTGACCTTCTGCGCGAGCGGCTGAGCCTGCACCGCCCGCGCACCACCCTGCAGCGCGGCCAGCGCGGCGGCCATCGGGTCGACGGTCGGCGCACCGGCGGTGGCGACCTGCTCGGCCTCGTGCTTCGCGCGCTCCTGGTCGACGCGGGTGGGGTACTTCGCATCCCAGGCGCCGGCCAACTGCAGCGCCGGGCCCTCCAGCGGGACGAGCACGTAGTAGGAGTTGCCCGCGGCCGAGCTTGTCGCCTGGATCATCACCGGGAGCCGAGTCGGCTCGGTCCCGTCGGTGGGCACGTGCTCCTTGATCGCGTCGACCATCGCCCCGCCACCCCAGATCACCGAGATGTGCACGGTGTCGGCCAGCAGGTCGACCACGTCGACGATCACGACGTCCTTGGGGTTGGGGAAGCGCTGGGTCGTGAAGTTGGCGCGGAACTCGCGCGGGACCACGATCAGCGGCTTGCCCGCGTTGACTCGCGGGTCGAACGAAGAGGCCTTGCCCTTCGCCTTGAGCGTGTAGGTGCCGAGTGCCATCTGGCCCTCTCCCGTCTCTTGTGGATCTCTCTCGCGTCTCTGTCACTCTGACCACAGTCTCTACGACTGCGACGTATGTATCTTACCACGGTTGTCACGCAGACGGTACCGTCACCTGCTGCATCACCCACGCTCCGAGGCCGTCCACATTGGTCTGGTACTGCCCGACGGTGATCACATCGGCGACGTAGCCCGCAGTGGCGTCATCCGGGATCTCGTGGTGTGGATCGACCCGGCGAGCGACCGCGCGAGCCGGTGCCCCGGGGGCGGACTCCTTGCGTCGCCACGAGGCGTTCGGGTCGATCAGGTTGACCGCGCCGGATTCATCGGCGGCGCGCTGAACGATCAGCCGATACGCGTCGTCCTCGCTGCGCAGCACGCCGGAGATCGTGTCCACCACGCCGGTCTTGGCCACCTGGATCACCGGCTGCCACGCAGTACCGCCGTCCGGGGCTGGCACCGCGACGGCGACCAGCAACGCGGCCACCTCGGCCTTCGAGGCCCGGAACAGGCTCGCCCCGTTGCCGGAATCGGCCCCGGAGTGCACCGGCAGCCACAGGTGCCCGGCGCCGGAGCGGAAGCACCAGCCGTGCCGCGCGGGGTGGCTCGGGCGGCGCGAGCGCGGCCCGCCGCGGACCTTGAGCCCCTGCACCTCACCAGGGGCCGGCGGCGTGTAGTGCTCGCCCTCCTCGCCGAACAGCTCCCCGCGCACCGTGCCGACGTAGCCGGTCACCATCGCGCGCGCGACCTCACCCTCGGGCTCCTCGCGTAGCGCGGTCAGGGCGTCGCGCATCCCGTCCTTGAGCACCTCGAGCCGGCCAAGGACCAGCCGCGCCGCGGCGACCTCCTCGGCCAGATGCGACTCGGTGGCCGAGAGCTCGTCGAGCGGCTGCTCCTGGGTGGCCTGCAGACCTCGGTCGACGGCCGTGGTGGTGTGGTCGAAGACCTGCGGGAGCAGCGGCTCGGCGCGCTGCACGAACTCGTCCAGGCCAGGCAGCTTCTTGACCAGTGCCTCGGCCGTGAGGCGCATCTGCTCGACGGCGCGCTCGGCGCGCTCCTGGGTGGTGCGGGCGTGGGCGACGTGCGCCGTGATCCGGTCCAGACGGCCTTGGCGGGCGCGCGCGGTGCGGTCGAGCAGCTCGACGAGGTTCTCGTCCCGGCTCGCGGTGAGCACCTCGTGGTCGGTCAGCGCCTCGATCCCGACCAGCGTGTGCCCGTCGGAGGCGCCCGCGACGTCGAGCACGATCGCGTGGTCCTTGCCCGGGGCCGGGCGCAGCGCGCGACCGATCGCCTGCCGGAAGAAGATGCGGCTCTTGGTGGGCCGGGCCAGCACCACCGTGTCGATCTCCGGGATGTCGAAGCCCTCGCCGATGATGCCCACGTTGGACAGCCAGCGGATCTCGTCGTTGCGGAAGGCTTTGATCACCTTGTCCCGCTCCGGGGTGGCCATCGTGCCGTCCACGTGCCCGCAACGCTCACCCATCGCGGTGACCCGCTCGGCCAGGTAGCGCGAGCTGGCCACGGTCGGTGCGAAGATCGCGCCCTTGCGCCCGGCGAGCTCGGTGGCGATCGCCTCGGCCACGATGTCGAACGCGCCGGAACGCTCCATCGCCGCGGCCAGGTCGGCCTCCCGGAAGTCGACCGCGCCCGAGCGCATCGAGGTGGGCACCTCCGACAGGTCCAGCCCGTCCACGATCAGGTGCCGCAATTGCGGCGGGACGAGGTAGCCCGCACCGGGCGCGCACTCCTTCTCGCCACCGGCGCCGTCGTCTGCGTGCGTGATCAACCACGAGATGTCGATTGAAGCGACGATCGCCTCGAAGATGTCGGAGAAGTCGCGGTGGTCCTCGCGGAACGGGGTCGCGGTCACCCCCAGCGTGCGAATGCCGGAGAACGCGCCCAGCGCGGTGAGCACGCGCTTGAACATGTCCGCGGCGAAGTGGTGCGCCTCGTCGCAGATGATCAGGCTGGGGTCCGGGAAGACGGCCATCGTCGAGCGCGAGGCCAGGGTCTGCACGGTGGACACCAGCACGTCGGCCCGGCGCCAGGTGGCCAGCGCCTTGGCGCGGCGCGTAGATCGTTCCGGACCCGGGGAGCCGATCACCGTCGCCACGCGGAGATCGGGGTTCGCCCGGGAGAAGTGCCCGGCGGCCTGGGTGACCAGCTCGCGGCGGTGCGCCAGCAGCACGACCGGCCCGGCGTCGCGGTGGTGGGACAGGTGCCGGCGCGCGACGTCGCCGAAGATCACGCTCTTCCCGGCCCCGGTGGCCGCGGAGATCGCGGGGCGCATCATCCCGGCGTCCCACGCGGAGAAGATCGCCTCGACGGTGCGCAGCTGGTAGGGCCGCAGGGTAGGTGCGGTCATCGGTCGACCGGCTGCCACTCGTGACCGTCCCAGCGCCAGATCCGACCCCTCCAGCGCCGGAGAGCTCCGTCGGATCGGATCACCGCGAAGTCGTGCGGTGGGATGTCGTGGGGCGGGCGTTCGTCATCGGGGGCCGTCATCGGCCGTCTCCTCCTGCAGAGGGTGGTCTCGTCTCACTGGTGCCAGTCGTGGCATTCGTCCACATGGTAGCATCTGACCGCAACGAGGCGCAAAGAGCGGACAAACTGGAGGTAGGATGCCCGTCATGGAGGCAGTCATGGAGCGGTGGATGGGCCGGAACGAGGCGGCGGCGTACCTCAAGGTCAGCGTTCGGACGTTCGACCGGCTGGTGCGCGAGGGCAAGGTCCACAAGTTCTCGGCGACGGGCCGGCGGCAGGCACTGTTCGACCGCCAGCAGCTCGACGCCTACGTGCAGAGCCAGAGGCAGAAGCCATGACCGAGCTGTCGCCCACCCAGGTCGCGCTGCGCGAGCTCACGATGCTCACGAAGTGCTATTGCGACGGAGAGCATCCGCGGCTGGGGCACAACTGCAGCTTCCGGCCCGACGTCCTGACGCTGGTGACCAACATCGGCAACGTGCTCAAGCTCTGCGATGAGCGCAGCGGGCTGTGGGACGACGGTCGCATCCCGGCCGAGGACGTCCGGCGCACGCTGCTGGGGCTGTCCACAGGAGACGGCGGCGCAACCGATGACCCGCCGTGGAGTAACGAGGAGGGGGAGGGGCCTTCCATGCCGGGATAGGCTCACCGACACCTCACGCCGCGACGCTCCCCAACGTCCCGCGGCGGGGGTGCTGCCGACCTCCAGACGTGAGACGGCCGGATCCGGGTGCTGGCAACACCTGGTCGGATCCGGCCGTCGACGCCTCAGCAGAAAGCGCAGGTACAGCATGTCATACCCCGACCCGTCGCACGACGAGGTCCCGCAACACGTCACTCCGTTCAGCCCTCTGGCTTCGGAGAAGTTCCGCCGCTCCGGTCTGGACGAGGACTTCGTTCGGTCCATGGGAGTGCGCCCGGTCCTGACCCCCGACGACCTCCCCGAGGGGATCCGGGGGGAGAACTACGCGCCCGTGCCGGGGGTGCTGTTCCCGTGGTCGGACGGCCCCGACTCGGAGAAGGTCTGGCAGTACCGACCCGACAAGCCGGTGGAGGAGGGGCTCAAGTACGTCTTCCCCAAGGGCCGCCACCAGCCGTTCGGACTGGTTCGCCCGGCCAGCCGGTACCCGCAGCGCATCGCGATCGTCGAGGGCACGTTGCAGAGCCTGGTCATGGCGCGCTACGCGCCGGATGACGTGGCGGTCTACGCCATCCCCGGCTGCTGGGGTTGGTCACACGAGGAGAAGCCGGCATCGGGCCTGGGCGTGGTCGACGGGTCGGACGTGTACGTCTTCCTGGACGCGGATGCCGGCACGAAGATCGACGTCTACACCGCGGGGGCCGAGCTGGAGAAGGCGTTGCGCGCACGCGGCGCGGCGGATGTCTGGTTCGCCCGGCTGCCGGTGCGCGGGTCCAACGGGGTCGACGACTTCCTCGGCTCGGTGGAACCGGAGGGGCGGGCGAAGGCGGTCGGCGCGCTGCTGGAAGGTGCGAAGCACAAGCCGGCCGACGCGAAGCCGAAGGGCAAGACGCGTCGGGGGAACGACCTGTTCCCGACCAACGACACCATCCTCGCCACCACCTGGGCCGACCAGAACCGCGACGTGTTCCGGTGGCTGGCCGACGACGAGGGGTGGATGCGGTTCCGGTTGGGTCGGTGGGAGGAGACCGGGCCGAGCGTGGTCGGCTCCTCGGTGGGCGTGTTCCTGGCCGGAGTCGCCGAGGCCTACCAGGCCGAGGGTGATGACGACGAGGTCAAGACGTTGCTCTCGCAGAGCAAGCTCGCCGCGGTGCGCGCACGGGCCAGCGCCTACGACGCGATCCACGTGCAGCGCGCCCAGCTCGACCGGCACCCGCGGCTGTGGAACGCAGGTAACGGGGTGATCGACCTCGAGTCCGGCGGGTTCTTCGAGCACGACCCGAACCTGATGATGACCACCGGTTCGGATGTGCCCTACCTGCCGGACGCGGCGTGCCCACGGTTCGACGAGTTCTTCGCCGACATCCTCCCCGACGAGGAGGTGCGCGCGTTCCTGCTGCGGCTGTTCGGCGTGGCGATGTTCGGCGAGGTGCGCGGGGACGCGCAGATCTTCCCGGTGCTCATCGGCGAGGGACGCAACGGCAAGGGCGCGCTCGTGCGGATCATGGAGAAGCTGTTCGGTCGGCACGCGGTGAAGGTGTCAGCCTCGGCGCTGCTGGAGCGCAAGTTCGAGGCGCACTCCCAGGAGGTGATCAAGCTCCGCGGGAAGCGCCTGGCGACGGCCGAGGAGACCTCGCAGAACGCCCGCTGGGACACCGCGCGGATCAAGAGCTGGACCGGCGGGGACACGCTGGTCGGCCGGTTCATGATGCAGAACGACGAGGAGTTCGTCCCGTCGCACACCCTGCTGATGTCGACCAACCACCGGCCGAACGTGTCGATGGACGAGTCGGCGTTCTGGATGCGCTACCGGGAGGTCCCCTTCACCGTCTCCGTCGAGGGGCGCGAGGACCCCACGCTCGAGCCGCACATCATCGGCCAGGAGCTGCCCGGGGTGCTCAACCGCCTGTTGGCTGGCGTCCGGGACTACCTGGATCGCGGGCTCGCGGCACCGGCCGCGGTGGTGGTGGCCACCGAGGAGGCCCGCGCCGAGACCAACCGCCTGGCGATCTTCGCCGAGGAGATGCTGGTCGTCACGAACGACGAGAACGACCGCGTCCTGCACGCCGACATGCGCGACCGCGCCGAGAAGTGGTGGTCACAGCACGTGAGGAACGAGCCGTTCCCGTCGGACCGCGGACGGGGCAAGTTCGTCCCGCTGCTGCGCTCCGCGCTCGGTCTCGTCGAGGGCGTCGTGGGCAACCCGCGGCCCATCGGGAAGGGCAGCGGGCAGCGCACCACGTGGGTCGGGGTGCGGTGGCTCGGGGACGGCGGAGGGGGCTCCAGGGGGTCTGCCCCATTGCTTCCGCTCAATAGGGCAGACCTGGCCCCGGCGGCCCCTGCACCGGCCGAAGGTCACGAGAAGGTCACGGAGGCGCCGGAGGGGGGTCTGCCCCATTCCGACGGGGGGTCTGCCCTAAAGTCTGCCCCATCAAATGATCTTGACGATGACAACATCGCAGGTCAAGAGGTGGTTTCTGAACGGTCTGCCCCATCTGCCCCAAGAAAGGTCCTTGTCTCGCATATAGGAAGAGATGAAGAGGGGTACTTGAACGGTTCAGAAGGTGATGTGTGTGTCGTAGGGGCGAGTACAGATAGGGCAATAGGGCAGACGGCCCCCCATGGGGCAGCCCCGGCGGCGCTCGGCGACCCCGTCGTCTTCGACCTGGAGACCGCCGACGCCGAGCACCTGTACGACCACCCGGACCCCCGCGGGTTCGTCAGGATCGCCGGTCGGACCACCCCTGACGGAGTGGTCGTCGACGCCGGTCCGGACGCCGTCATCGAGGCGGTGCTCTCGTCACGCCGCGTGATCGGGCACAACGTCGTGCACTTCGACCTGCCCGCGCTGGCTCGAGTCGACGGGAGGGTCGACGTGCTCACGATGACGCGCGATCGCCGCGTGCTCGACACCATGATCACCGAGTCGGTGCTGCACCCGATCCTGAACGACAAGTCGGCGGGCGCGGTCGCGAAGGCCGCGAAGTGGTTCAAGCTCGACGCGGTGTGCGAGCGTCGTGGCATCGGCGGGAAGGTCGACGAGATCGCTCGGCTGGCGAAGCTGCACGGCGGGTTCGATCAGATCCCGGTCGACGACCCGGACTACCGGACCTACGTCGCGGGGGACGTCGGAGCCGCCCGGATGCTCGCCGCCCTGCAGGCCTCCGAGATTGCCGCGCTTCCGCAGGCGCAGCAGGACTACCTCTGGCGCGAGCACCGTGTGCACGCGATCGCGGCGACCATGGGAGCGCAGGGCTTCCTCGTGGATCAGGAGCTGCTGCAGCGTCGGTTCTGGACCGGCTACAACCGCAAGAACGACCTGAGCCGCGCGCTGATCGCCCGCTACGGCATCCCGACCGTGAAGGCCGACGGCAAGCGCGCGGAGTCCCCAGCGGCCACCAAGGGCGGCAAGGAGGCCATCCTGGCCGCGTTCGCCTCGCTCGGGGTGGACGTCGACACGATGGAGCGCACGCCCAAGGGCGCGATCGCGTTCGGCAAGGTGCCGATGGAGAATCTCGCCGAGGCCTACGCCGAGCACGCATGCGCCGAGGAGATCACCGCGCTGGCCGAGCTGGTGGCCGACGTGAACGGGGTGCGCACCGTCTACGGCACGGCTCTGGAGGCGCTGCGGGCCGACGGCCGGGTGCACCCGGAGGTGGCGACCCTGCAGGCGTCCGGCCGGTGGTCGGTGCGCAAGCCGGGGCTGACCGTGTTCGGGAAGCGCAACGGGCGCCATGTTGAGCGTGCGGTCTTCCGGGCCGCGGAGGGCAACGCGCTGTTCGCGATCGACCTGTCCCAGATCGACGCGCGGGCGATCGCGGTGCACTCCCAAGATCACGACTACCTGGACCTGTTCCTGCCCGGCCGCGACGCGCACGAGATCGTGGCCCGGATGGTGTGGGGTGACGCGGTCTACGACTCCGACCGCAAGCGCTACCGGCAGGAGATCAAGGCGATCACCCACGGGCTCCCGTACGGCATGGGGGTGCCGAAGCTGGCCGCGCACGCGAAGGTGTCCGAGGAGCTCGCACGCCGGGTGGTCGACACGATGAACGAGCGCTTCCCCCGGCTGCAGGCTTGGAAGGACGAGGTCCGCGAGGAGGTGCGCGCCGGCAAGCCGCTGGACAACGGGTTCGGCCGGGTCATGCTCGCCGACCCGGATCGGGCTTACACCCAGGCGCCCGCGCTGATGGGCCAGGGCACCGCTCGAGACCTGATGATGGAGGCGTTGCTGCGGCTGCCCGACTTCGCCGTGCGGATGCTGCGCGCCCAGGTGCACGACGAGGCCGTGTTCGAGGTCCCGCTCGTGCTGGCCGACCAGATCGTCCCGAGGATCGAGCAGGCGTTCAACTTCGAGTGGGCGCCCCCCGGCGCCTCGCGTCCGGTGCAGATCGTGGCGGAGGCGGGCAAGCTGGGGGTCTCGTGGGCCGAGTGCTACTAGTGTTACCCTGATCATGTGGCACACGTGGTCGACGAGGGGCTCGGCAACTCCCGGCGGGTTCCGTGGGAGGACTACACCGACGGGCGGGTCTGGGAGCTGGTCGCGGGCGAGGACTACGACCAGGACGACGAGCACGCGCGCCGTGCCGCGAAGGCCTGGGCGTATCGCCGTGGAGCGGAGTTCCGTACCTCGGTACCCTCGCCCGGCCGGCTGCGCGTGCAGTTCGTTCCCCGCTGAAGTCGGGGGTTGCGGGGGGACGGCGTAGCGCGCTACAGTAGTTGCAATGCCGCAAGGCAGAATCGCCCGGGAGCTGGCCTCGCCCGGGACAGACGGAGCAGATGGCTGACGGTCGGGAACAGAGGGCCTCGTGGTGGGGGCCCGCGGGAACGACCGGGAGGAGCGGGTGCCAGGTCACGGCTCACCACCGTGGACGGTGCCCTCCTCCTCCGAACGCCCCGCTGGTGTAGCGGTAGCACGCCTGCCCCTCAAGCAGGTGGCACGGGTTCAACTCCCGTGCGGGGTACGAGGATGGGCCGGAGGAGCTCGGTTAACTGTTAATCCATGTGTCGCTGGTTCGAGTCCAGTCGGTGCTCCGTAGCCATTCGGACGCGCTGTAGCTCAGTTGGTAGAGCAATGGCCCGCAAGGGTATCCGGATCCGCAACACGCCCGACCCCTATAACTGGATATCGAAGGACGGGCCGATCGCCATCGGTTATCCGCTGCCAGGGCTTCGGCCCATTGTTCTGGGGTTCTAGCGGGCCCCGCCCGGTGGTGCAGCGCCACGCCCGTCCTCCAACTACATAACGAACGGGCCGGATGTCATCGGTTCTCGGCTGGAAGGCCCGAAAGGGCTTGCCGTTTCGATCACGGCGCCCGGTGTCAGCAACACGCCCGTTCGCCATAACTCGATATCGAAGGACGGGCCGGAGGGTAGTTCGGTTACCCCTTGAGGAGGGCGTAGTTCGGGTTCGAATCCCGGTCCCCGACCCAACGTGTCGGGGATGGTGTAACGGCAGCACGCGCAAACCCCGGACCCCACAACACGCCCGTCCTGTTCGCCTCGCTGGTCCAACGGATCACGACGCATCCCTACGGAGGATGAGATCCGGGTTCAACTCCTGGGCGGGGCACCAGGCCCCTGGGGGTGCGCCGGTGATGCCGAGCGTTACGCACTCGCCCGGCAGGTAGCCGCCCCAGGGGCCTGCTGATAACTCGATAATGAAGAGTGGGCCGGAGACGGTCGGTTATCCTCACTCGAAATGAGGGTCGCCCGGTTCGATTCCGGGGTCGCCTGGTTGGCAGTCCTTTTCCGGCAGTCACAACACGCCCATTCTGCTTACAACCGAATATCGAAGACGGGCCGGATGCGATCGGTTCTCCTCTAACAGATCCCCGGTCGCAACTAACACGCCCGTCTCCTACAACGAGAGGACGCTTTTCACCATGTCGAACGACCCGCTCACGCTCGTCTCCACGCGGCGCACGCCGCAGAGCGAGCCGGACCCCGCGGTCGCCGACCGGCAGAAGCGCAACGCCGCCGGTGGGTACGCGTTCAAGGCCTCCGACGAGGTCAGCATCCACCGCTTCCTGACGCTCGGCACGACCGGTGGCACGTACTACACCGGCGAGGCGGACCTCACCAAGGCCAACGCGGAGGTGGTCCTCGCGGCCGCCCGTGAGCGTGGCGAGTGGCTGGTCGAGCGCGTGGTCGAGGTGTCGGTCGCCGGTCGGGCCCCGAAGCAGAACCCCGGGATCTTCGCGCTCGCCGCGGTCGCCGGGGTGGGCGACGAGCCCGCCCGCAAGGCCGCGCTGGCCGCGCTCGGGCGGGTCTGCCGTACCGGCACGACGCTCTTCCTGTTCGCCCGCTACGTGGAGCAGTTCCGCGGGTGGGGGCGCGGGTTGCGGCGTGCGGTCGGCGCCTGGTACCTCGACCGCCCGGTCGACGACGTGGCCTACCAGGCCGTGAAGTACCGCCAGCGCGAGGGCTGGAGCCACCGCGATCTGCTGCGGCTGGCGCACCCGGAGCCGGATGCGGACGACGAGGCTCGGCGCGCGCTCTTCCGGTGGATCGTGGACGGCGAGCTGCGCGACGAAGCGCCGGTACTCGTGCACGCGTTCCACGAGGCGCAGACCGCCGACCGCGAGTCACTGGTCTCGCTCGTGGCCGACCACGCACTGAGCTGGGAGATGCTGCCGGACGCGTCCCGTACCCCCGAGGTGTGGCGCGCGCTGCTCATCAAGGGGATGCCGCTGGGTGCGTTGCTCCGGCAGCTTCCGACGCTGACCCGCCTCGGCGTGCTCGACGACACGGACATGCAGCTGACCGTTCGCCAGCAGCTCAGCGACCCGAAGAAGCTGCACAAGGCCCGGGTGCACCCGGTCAACGTGCTGGTGGCACAGAAGACCTACGCGTCCGGGCGCAGCATGCGGGGCGACTCGACCTGGACCCCGAAGCGCAAGATCATCGACGCCCTCGACGCCGCGTTCTACGCCGCGTACGGCGCGGTGGAGCCCGCGAACAAGCGGACGCTGATCGCTCTGGATGTGTCCGGGTCGATGGGGTCGCCAGTGTCCGGGATGCCGCTGAGCGTCCGGGAGGCGGCTGCGGCGATCTCGTTGGTCACCCTGGCCACCGAGCCCGCGTGCGACATCGTCGGGTTCACTGGTGGGGGGCTCTGGCGGCGAGCCAGTGCGTCGGTCGGTGAGGCGATCAGTGAGCTGACGATCTCGCCCCGGCAGCGGCTGGACGACGTGGTCCGCTACACGTCCAACCTGCCGTTCGGCTCGACCGACTGCGCGCTTCCGATGATCTGGGCCGAGCGGAACGGCCGGGACTACGACACCATCATCGTGATCACGGATAACGAGACGTGGGCGGGCAACACCCATCCCCACCAGGCGTTGGAGGCCTACCGGCGCAAGGTCGGGCACGACGTCCGGCAGATCGTGATCGGGATGACCGCCAACGACGTGTCGATCGCCGACCCGAACGACCCGCTCACGCTGGACGTTGCCGGCTTCGACTCGGCCGTGCCGAACCTCGTTGCCGACTTCTCCCGCGGGACGGTCTGAGCGAGGTCCATGATGGACGCGCGAGCGATGCGCGCCCGGGAGGAGCACCGGCTGGCCGGCGAGTCCGAGCGACTTGCCGGCCAGCACCGTGCGCAGCGAGACCACCTGATCCGCGAGCTGCGCGCCGAGGGGTGGAGCTACACCCGGATCTCGCACGCCGTGGGTTGCGGGTGGGAGCTCGTCCGCGCGGTGTGCAAGAACCGGGTCGGTCCCGGCACCCGCAGTCGACATCGGGAGGGCTGAGCCTGGGCACTGCGCGTCAACCCTGGGTCCAATCTGGGGAAGGGCGGTCATGATCCCGCCTGACTGGGGGAGCCGTACCTGCGCGCAGTGCCCTTCCCCCGGCTTCCGTGCTGTTCAGGCAGGTCACGGATATCATCTCGGCACGCGCCGGACGCTCCCCACGTTCCCCGGTGCGTGGAGGTGTGCTTGCCCGTGTCCACCGCGCTCGCAGAACCGCCCCGCACCACCCCTTCCGAGCATCGTTGCCTGCTCTGCCCGCCGCTGCGCCCGCGCCGTCCCGACGCCGGCTATCGCACCTGCAGCGGATGCCTCGACCGCGTCCGCGAGCGGCTCACCGAGGTGGGCGCCCGTTACGCCGTGCTCGACCCGCGCCCGGGGGCCCAGGGCGACGACGGAGGACCACGGCCACCCGGCTTCGGCTCCCGGTCCCCGGCTTCCGACCACGTGATCGCGGTGATGGACTGGCGCTCGAACCGGACCGCCCGCGTCTGGCGCGGTGTCGACGGCCGGATCCACCAGGAGTCCGATCGGCCGGCGCTGTCGGTGCTCGCAGAGCTGTTCACCCTCGCCCGACACGTCGCCGACGCGCGCGGCATGGATGGCCCGGCGCGCCTGACCGTCGCCGACATCGCCCGGTGGCTCGACGGTCAGCTGGACTGGGTGACCCGACAGAGCGGTGTGACCGCGTTCGATCGTGTGCTGCGCGAGCTCGTCTCCCAGCTGCGCCCACTGACCGGCGAGCCGCGCCCCAAGCGCGTCGGTCTGTGCCCGAACACCATCGACGAGGGTGAGACCACCCGGGAGTGCCGCACGCCGCTCTACGCGCCGCTCAAGGGCGACGAGATCCGGTGCTGGGCATGCGGTCGGCGGTGGCCGCGGGAGGAGTGGCTAAACCTCGGCCGCACGCTTCCGCCTCCGCCCCGGCGGCAGGTGGCCTCGTGAGCAGCGGCCTGGCGGTACCGCGCCCGGATGGCGGGTGGACGGTCTACCTGTTCGAGAACGGGTTGCTCGTCCGCGTGCTGGACGTGGACCCCTGAGCGCGCCCGTGGACGAGCGGACGCCGGTGTGGGTCACCTCCGACATGGCCGCGTACTGGCTACGGACGACCTACCACGTGGAGATCACAGCGGCGGCCGTCCGGAAGTGGGCCGAGCGCGGGTACCTGCGCAGGCGATACGACCTGTGGGAGGTCGTGGAGGTCGCCCGCGAGCGCGGCGTGATCCAGTAGGCTCGTGACGTAGAACGGCCCGGCGGTGCTGCGAACACCCCGGGCCCGGCCAGCTGAGTAGGAGCTGACATGTCCGACGATACGTGCTGCGCGCGCCTTCCGGAGGGTGAGACCTGCGGGAGAGCCCCGTTCGACGCGAGTCTGCCGTTCCCGCTGTGCACGAACCACCTGTTCGCCATCCAGCGGTGGGACTTCCGGGAGGCCGCCGAGCGCTTCCGCGAGCAGCACCCGCAGCCGGTGGTCGTTCGCCCTGATCGCTCGATCGTCTACTACGTCCGAGTGGGTGACCGGGTCAAGATCGGTACGACGGTCAAGACGGTTCGCCAGCGATTCCAGGGGCAGCTTCCGCCGGACGCACAGGTGCTCGCTACCGAGCCGGGTTCGTACGAGGTGGAGCGGCGCCGGCATCGGCAGTTCCGGCACCTGCAGGACGCGAACGAGTGGTTCCACGGTGGACCGGAGCTCTGGGAGCACATCGCACAGCTGCGCGAGGAGCACGGCACGCCCGATGACCTGGTGGAATAGCCCGCAACTTGACCATGTCTTCCGGGGCTGTCACACTCCCATCGCAGTCGGCAGAGGTGTCTCTACCGGCCGCGATACGCATGATCGTCACCACACAACGAACCCCGCCACCGTGCGAGTGGCGGGGTTCGCCTGCGTTCAGGCCGCGTAGGCCGGCGCCCGGCGCTCTTCCGGCAGCGTGCCGCCGAGGACCGCCCAGGCGTCACCGCGCTCGAGCGCGTCCGCCAGGCACAGCTCGCGGACCGGGCACTGAGCGCAGACCGCCTTGGCCTGTGCGGCCTGGCGCTCGTTGCCCTCGCCCTCCCAGACGTCGCCGACCGGGTAGAACAGCTCCGGGTCGACATCGCGGCAGGAGGCGCGCGCACGCCAGTCGATCATGGTCATAGTGCTCGCCCCCCTTCCGTGAGACGTCGTCGGAGGCCGCGGTGCGACTCCCGGAGTGGTGGAGCGCGGCCGTGGTGATCGCGCTCGTGGCCGCTGTCCCGATCTTCGTGATCATCTGGTTCTGGTCCTAGGCTTCCGGTGCCGTCCGGCCGCCCTTGATCTTGTAGTACGCCGACTTGTTCACGCCGACGCATCCGCGCATCTGCTCGTGACCCAGCCCGAGCTCGACCCCGCGGTCGATCGTCTTCCGGATCTTCCGGATGACCTGGTCGTAGTTGTGCCGCCCGGCCGAGGTCATGTAGCCCTTGCGGGCGACGATCTCGGCGCGTTCGGCGCCCAGCTCGGCGAGCTGCTCCAGCACGGTGGCCTGCCGGACGTTGGGTTGCTCGACCCGCTTCCCGTACTGCTTCGGCCAGCTCTTGCGGGTGCTGGTCGGTGTCCGTGTTTCCATACCTGCAAGTGTAGTACACCTGCAGGTGTGTCGTCTAGGGCTTCCGGGAGGTCGCTGTGGTGGTGCTGGGTCTGATCCTGCTCGTCCTCGGCCTGCTGCTGGGGATCTCGCTGCTGTACTACCTCGGCGCGATCCTGCTCGTGATCGGCGTGATCTTCTTCGCCCTGGGCGCTTCCGGGCGCCCGGTGGGCGGCAGGCAGTGGTACTGAGCTTCCGGTGATCCGCTGGCTCCGGCGCTTCCACCTGCTGATGATGTTCGTCTGGCTGGTGCTCGCCGTGCCGGGGATCATCTGGTGGAAAGAATCGATCTTGTTCGTAATCATCCTGTCGCTGTACGCCAACTTCGCCGGTGAGTTCTCCGCGTACCAGGCCAGCCGCGCCGAGGAGAAGCAGGACGAGGAGTAGGCCCGTGGGACGTCTGGACCGCAGCCCGCGTAAGAACTGGGTCGAGGAGCAGGGCGGCCTTCCGAAGTACATCGAACGGATCGCCGTACACCTGGTCGCCAAGGGCATGAGCCACTCGCACGCGATTGCCACCGCGATCAACGCAGCCAAGAAGATGTGCCGGACCGGTGACCTGAACTGGCCCGGTCTGCAGAACGTCAACCCCGGCTCACGGGCGGAGGCCTGCGCGGCTGTAGCCCGGTGGGAGGCGATGAAGGCCGCCGCCGGCAAGGGCAACGGCTGACACGACGAAGCCCCCTACCGGCTTCCGGTAGGGGGCCGTCGACTTCCGGCGGGTCAGCGTCGGCTGGGGAACGCCGAGCAGGCGTCGATCTCGTCGTCCGACACGATCGGCTGCGGCTCGCCACCCTCGAACACGTAGGCACCAGCCTCCCGGTAGAACCGCTCGGTGAGCTCCGGAGTGTCGGTCCAGCGATCGACCCGCTGCTTGCTCGGCAGGATGATGATCAGGTGGGTCATGGTCGCGTCCTCTCGTTCGCTGGTGATCAGTTGTCGTCGGGCAGTTCGTCGAACCCGATCCCGAGCTGAGCTGCGAGCTCACGGGCGAGTTCGTCGTCCCGCTCGGTGAGCGCTTCCTGTAGCTCGTCGATCATGACATCGTCTTCCGTCATGGCCGTGGGGCTGCCGTACCACCCGCGGATCGCGTTGCCGACCCGGGCGACCGGCACGATCTCTACGTGGCCCTCACGATCCAGGTCGTTGAGTTCGATCATCCTCATGGTCTTTCACCCTCTCGTTCACTGGTGTACTCAGGTTAGCGTACCTGCAGGTGGAGCGCAACCCCCCGGCTTCCCCGAGGGTCGCGCCCCCCGATGATCAAAGCGTGCGGTCGGCGCACTCTGTGCCGCAGAACAGGTGTGGGTCGCCGACGACCTCGATCGCCGCGGGCCGGCTGCAGCCCGGTCCATCGCAGGTCTCCGGCTCGGGGTCGGTGTAGGCGCGGTACTGGTAGGCGGGGGCGTCGACGTCCATCCCGACGTCCATCTCGGTGTCCTCTCGTCCGTCCTTGCTGATGGGGCGGATCAGGCCTTCCGGAGGTCCCGGGGGCTCACCACGATGTGGCCGCCCCGGTCCAGCCGGACGGTCACGAACCCCTGCTGGGTCAGCTCCACCGCCGTCCCGTACTCGGTGGCGTGCGCCCCGCCAGTGATGAACACGCGGGCCGTGGCTCCAGGGGTGTCGGTGGCGACGATCTCCATTGTGGTGTCCTCTCGCTGGGTGATGTACCTAGGTTAGCGCACCTGCAGGTGGAGCACAAGCCCCAACCTACAGGTGCCGGGCGATCAGACCCAGGGGTTGCGGACGATCTTGACCTTGCTGTCTGGTCGCACGGTGACCCAGCTCAGTCCGCCACCGGGTGACCAGACGGCCACCTTGACGTAGGCGCTGCGTCCGTCCTCGCCCTTGCGAGTGAGCGGGTTGGGGTAGGTCTCGTACTCCCGCCCGTTGAGCCGGAACGTGACGCCGCTACCCAGGTTGCGAACCAGGTCTCGCGCGTCGGTGGTCTCGTTCATCGTGGTGTCCTCTCGCTCGGGGATGCACCTAGGTTAGCGCACCTGCAGGTGGAGCGCAACCCCGACTTCCGGAGGGTCTCGACGTGCCGACCGGATGGAAGGGCAGCACGCGCCGGGCGACGCTGCCGCGCGAGTTCTTCCGCAACCGGGTCCGCGCGCTCCGGCGCGACGGGTACCGCTGCCAGCTCCGCTACCCGGACATCTGCACCGGCTCGGCGAACCAGGGTGACCACATCGGAGACCGACTCGACCACAGCGTTGAGAACCTCCGTGCGGCGTGCCCTGAGTGCCACCAGCACCGGAGTTCCCAACAGGGCGGCCAGGCGTACGCCGAAGCCGCCCAGCGCCGCGTACGGGCCCGCAAGCGGCCGCCCGAGCGCCATCCTGGGGCCCTGGGGTGAGCTTCCGGTGGCCGGTGGACCGGCTGCGGTTCAAAGACCCGATCCCTGCCGGGATGAACCCCTACGTCCTACGCGGCCTCGTTCCGTTGCTGCGCGGGTCCAACGAGGACCACGACGCGATCAGCGTTGGTGAGCCGTGTCCGGCGTGCGGCACGGCGGATGTCCTCGACGGGCGGCACCGCTGGATCGCGTCAGTGATCGCCGGCCGTCCGGACGTGCTCGCGAACGCCGAGGACCCCGCCACCTTCCGGTGACGAGGTCCTCTGGCTTCCGGTGGGTCAGTGCGTGCAGCCCCCCTGTCCGGTGCGGACCACGCTCGCGGCGTGCTGTTCGGCTGCGAGCTCGCGAGCTGCCTTGCGTTGAGCGTCCTGGTCGTTCGCCATGCTCGGTGTCCTCTCGATCCCGGTGGGTCAGTGTTGAGCCGGGCAATCTGGCGTGCAGTGGGCATCCGCGTCGACCCGACGGCCGTGCACGACGCCGCTTTCGAAATCGGAGAGTGTCGCGTCGGAGACACCAACCCACCCCTTCATGTCGCGCCCCTCTCGACGGTCACGGTCGGAGTTGCTGAGAACCGTGGTCCACCGGCGGTGCAGCTTGTCCATGGTCATGTCCTCTCGTGCGAGCTGCCTCATCAGCGCCGGGAGCTCAACTCCGGCGGACGGCCCGGAGGCCGTTTCGGCGAATCAGGCCAGGCGCCAGCCCCACACGCGACGGGTCGGGGTGGTGGTGAACACGACCTTGCGCCCGATCCAGGCATCCTGCCCACCGGTGCGGTTGTCGACTTCATAGCCGATCGCCGAGTCCGACTGAGTCACCAGGTCGCCAGCGTCCGTGTGCAGCATCCAGGTCGGGTTGCCGTTCACGCTGTTGCGCTTGCGGGTGGCCCCGTACAGGGTGGCGGTGATCTCGATCGACTTGCTGGCCATCGTGATGTCCTCTCGTCCGGCCGGTCCTCCCGGCCACTGGTACCAGGTTAGCGCACTTGCAAGTGGAGCCGCAACCCGCCACTTCAAGATATTTTTTGGGGACCGGCCGGCAATGAAAGGAAAATGATCATGAAGGTAAAGCTCGCGCGCCGGTGGGGTCCGCACCGGGCCTCTGACAAGCCGGTGGAGGTGTCCGACTCTCAGGGCGAGTGGCTCATCCGGAACGGCTACGCCGAGCCCGTTGGTGACGTCTCCGCGCCGGAGAAGGCCGACGCGCCAGTCAGCTCAGGCCGCACCTCCGCGGACCCGGCCGAGGACGGCGCCGACAACGCGAAGCGGCCCGCCAGGCGCCGGAGCAAGTCCGGATCCTGACGGGCCGCTGAGGGGCACTACTGGCTGCAGGGACCGGTGTGCCCGTAGTCGTCGGTGCACTCCAACGTCTCGCCGTCCTCGACGAACACCCTGCCGCACAGGTGGTAGGGCGTGCCGTGGAACGGGCCGCAGCCGCGCTCGTCCTGCTGTGACACCTGCCCCCGGATGCCGCTAGGGGTCGCCTCATCGAACCCGACCGCGATCTCGGCCGCGAGGTCACGGGCGAGCCCGCAGTCCTCGGCGATCAGGGCCGCCTGCAACTCGTCCACCTTCTCCAGGTCGGACGGGCGAACCTGATCATCTGCCGGGTACCACTGGCGAATGGTGGCGGCCACGTGGTCGACCGGGACCACGGCGTACACCTCGTTGTTGCCGTCCATCAGGTCGGTGAGTTCGATCATGCGGGTCATCGTGGTGTCCTCTCGTGGTGAGCTGCCTCATCAGGACCGGGGGCTCATGTCCGGTCGACGGGCCGGAGCCCGTTTCGGCGGTCAGTCCGTCAGGTAGACCTCTCGGTACCACCGGCGATCGACCTGTTCGGCAGCCTCCCGGCCGTAGAGCCGCGACACGATGCGGTAGGCAGCCTCACGGGGCTCGCCCACGTGCTCGTCCGTGAGACCCTGGATCATCTCTCGGTACTGGTCCAGGGTGATCGTGATGCTCATCGTGGTGTCCTCTCGTCTGGTCTGCCTCATCAGGACCGGGAGACCGTCCCCGGTCGACGGCGCACGGGGCGCCGTTTCGGCTCGTCAGTGACCAGCGTTGGCGTAGTAGACCGCGTGTTCCAGCGCGTGCCGGAGGTCACGGTCACGGGCGGCAGTGTTCAGGGAGTCTGACCGCCACACCTCCCACGTGTGCTGTGCGCGGGTGACCAGGAACGTGCCGTTCGGTCCTTTGGCGCAGTACTGCTGACGACCGAGCACATCGGTGTAGGTCTCGACGCCAACCGGCAGGGTGATCGTGTTCTCCACCTCGGTGTCCTCTCCGTTGCTCATGCGACTAGGTTAGTGCACCTACAGGTAGAGCGCAACCCCCCGATTTCTGGTCCTGAAACGACCGGAGGCGAGCTCGCGGCCCGCCTCCGGCACACGGTCACCCGTGGTTGGCTGCAGCGCGCTCACGTCGCCAGTAGACCCAGGTAGCGGCCTGAACCGCGGCCGGAGTCCAGGTCTGCCCGGTCTCGCGGCTGATGATCCGCGCCGCGCGCCGGTACAAGTCGGCGAGCTCGTCATAGGCGCCCTTGCGACCGAGGTACCGGCCGCGGGTCGCGTCGTCGGTGACCTGGTCACAGGCGACGTCGAACGCGTGCCGATCGATCACCACGGCGCGCGGGTCGGACGGGTCGACGATCGTCCGCCAGAACGCGCGGACCTTAGCTCCGGTGACAATGTCCTCCGGGTCGGCTCCGGCCAGCAGAGCCTGCGCCTTGCGGACGTTCGCGCCGAGCGTGCCGACCTTGCGACCGGCGTAGGCATCCTGCGCGAGCTTGACGTTCTGGGGCCACGACGTGCGAGGCGAGAGGACCGCGAGCACAGCGGCCGCGCGGGCCGGGTCGGCCGGGTCCAGTGCAGCCGCAACCTCGCGCGCCGTCGCGTACCAGCCGAGCCCGGCGACCCGGTCGTCGGTGGTGGTCTGGCGGAAGATCTTCGTGATGTTGCGGGTGCTCGGCGTGACGGTCATCAGGTGTCCTCTCGGGGGGAGCGTCTTTCTGACAGAGGTCACGTTACTCCACTTGCAGGTGGAACACAATCCAGGTCTTAAAGATCCTTACGAGCGGGCTGTGAGCGGCGCGCAGAGGTTCACCGCGAGCACCTCGTCACCACCCTCGCCGTTCAGCACGAGCATCTCGGCCGGGATCCACAGGCAGTCGACGTCGTCGCAGCTGATCACCCGGGTGTAGCCCGCTGCCCGCAGGGCGTTCCAGGTGGTGGTGTTTGTCTCGTCCTGCCAGAGCTTGACCCCGTCCACGCACACCCCGGCCGGAGTCATGACGCCGTGCCGCACGAAGCACTGCCCCTCAGGGTCGGCACGCAGGTCGTCTATCTGGCGGGTGTCCAGCAGGGCCGCCTCGTGGAACAGGCGGTGCGAGGCGAACCCGTCGTCGGCACGCAGTGCGGGTGCAGGGGTGGATGCGGGCAGGGCAGTAGCGGCCACGGCGTCCTGCCTGTCCATCCCGCCCCCCAGTGCCGTCATGCCCACACCGACCAGTGCCACTGCGATGAGGCACAGAGCCACACGGATGAGGACCAGTGCCTGTGCGCCGACCATGGCGATGAGGCGGGCTGCGATGCGTGTCATGTGGCGGACGTTAGTGCACCTGCAAGTGGAGCACAAGGCACGAGCCACGGACTGTGTGGTCAGCGTGCACACCGTGCAGGATGCGACGCGCACCACCTGCACACCAGCTCGCATCGAACGAGGTGCAGGTGCGAGGACAGGGAACGTGCAGCACGTGCACCTGTAGCACCTCGACCACATCAATGGCGAGGTGCACTCGAACAGCTCGCTTCGATGCCAGCGACCGGCGCGCGGTTGCGCCGGTCGATCCCTGGTCGGCACCGACTACGGAGGGTGGCGGGGGCCCCCGGCGGCGACCGAGGGGGAC